AATCTCGAAGGTAAGAGCCTTAGGACGTTTCGTTACGTTTAGCTTTGTCACAGCCATGACACGGATATCGTCATCATCGGGATGCTGTCCCACAGTGATGACGACTCGAGCCATTCCTGTGAAAGCAATTGATCCTTGTCCTCTATACAAAGCTTTTTCTTTAGTACTCTTCGTGAGGTGTCGCAAGACGAGGGTAGCGCAATCGAACCTTCGAGCAATGTCAATGAAGTTTGCCATTGCCTTCTGAACTTCACTACCTTTGTTTGTATCAGCCTTACCCATGTAGGAGTTGATCGTATCGAATACTACAAGGTCAGGCTTGATTCGCTTAAGCCCCTCGTAAACTCGTTCGATTGCTTCCTCGTCGTCGATCATGAAAACTCGCTCGTCCTGGAAGTACCTGTCAAGGTTCTTACATTCGTTATCAACGAGGCGAGTTTTCGTAACAGTACCAGCACTGTTCTCAAGATCGAAGTAAGCGACCGTTCCCTTGATTCCTTTGAGGGGCTTTACTGACGGAAGACGTTTCCCGTCAACGATCGCAGCACCAATCATCTGGGCAAGGTATGATTTACCAAGCCCAGGATCGCCTTCGAGAATCGTCAGTTCCCGACGAGCTAGGTACGGATACCAGATCCAGTCGAGCTGTTCTTCCTCGACATCAGCTAGGCTCGTTGTGAGGAATTTCTCTTCTTCTTCGAGCGGCGTTTCGACTGGTGCGGATTCAAACTTCTGGGTCATCGATTTCTGGAGTTCACGCTTCAACTGAGCTTCGCCGTTAGGACGACCTGCGAACTTATTCCAGGGTGAATGAACCAGGAGAATGAAGGCTTCCTCGGAGGTAACGCCAGCCTCAAGGAGTTCGTTGTTGAGACGCCACAACATCTCACTACGAATACCTTGAGTAGGTTTACCATTGAGAAGGTTCTTACGAACGAATACTGACAGGTGCTTTTCGTATCGTCGATAGATCCGCATAACATCGCCGATGTCAACGTCTCCCTCACGTTCCTTGGGGAGGAGTCGTTCGACCTCAGCGATATCGTATTCAGGACCATCTGACCACAATGTCTTCACACGAGGAGCTTCGTTATACTTGTAGTTACAAGTACCGGGAACGCGAAGGACTTGGGTAACGTCCCAGCCCCCCTTGTCAGCTCCAACGTGATAGGTTAACCGACGATTAAGAGATTCCTCAACTTGACTAGTCATTGTCCACACGCCTACGAATCGCCCCGGGGACGACTCGATAGCTATCGTGGGCATCGGCTTCATCTTTCGAGGATCTGCCTCGTCAAGGTCAGCCCATAGCAGGTTTGGGAGTATGGCATGCTCTTTCAGACGACGAGGCTTAGAAAATCCGTGAGGACACCAGTAAACATCCTTGTCCATGTTATCATTGATGAACGCACGGACCTTGCTTAATTCTTCTCGTCTGAAGAAGTGATCAGACCATTTGCCGAACCTGCTTTTGAGAGAGATGCAGAAGTAGGATCCCGGTTGATTTTTCCACACCCGAGTAATAAGCATGGGCGACTAGTCTTTCGGCTTGCGTTTGCGCTGCTCACTAGCCTCGCGCTCAACTTCGTCGTCAGTGAAGAAAACAGCATAGCCGAGCTTGATGCCCTTGATCTTGTTTTTGTAGTACCGAGACATCAGAAGCTCGTAAGAGATTCCGATCCTCTCGGCTGCATCTTTGGCAGGGATAAGATCCCGAGTATCCATCGGTTTCCTCCGTGAACCTTTCGGTTGACCTCTACGCACTCAATATTATATATTTCAGTACGAAGACGTCAACCGAAAGGATTCTGGATGAACATTATCCTGGAAGGACCCGATAACTCGGGCAAATCGACGCTAGCCAAGGCCCTGAGCCTCGCGACCGATCTTCCCATCAAGACGAAGGAAGGACGACCCGCTACTCGACTGGCTCTCTTCGAGAAGCTTCGTAAATACGAGGCGATCGACAACCACATCGTCGACCGACATCCGATCATCAGTCAGATGATCTACGGCCTCGCTCGCGGCGATGATGAGATTCCCGAGGAATTCTTCGAGAACTTCTTCTCGCGCAGGGACCTGATCATCTACTGTCGGTGTATCGATCGAGGCCTCGAAGGTCACGAGCCGTCCGACACCGACACTCCTACCCACCTCAGCATGATCGATTCTCAGTACCAGACCATCCTCGGGTACTATGACAACTGGGCAGCCTGCAGCGCGAACATCATCTACCACAAGTATGCAGACATGATGCATGTGGTACGCATGGCTCAAGCAGTCCTAGCCATGGAGGGCAAGCTGTGAACGTCAACGACATCACCGAGGTCCCGACCGACTTCTCGCAGAAGGACCGACTCACTCAAATCTTCGATCGGCAGCACTCCTTGATGGAGAAGTATATTCCCATCGAGATTCGCAACGGCCTGTGTCTGACGCAGAGCTGTCCGGTTGATCTCCATGATCGCTTCGGTCAGGCGCGTCTCAAGGACTTCTTCTGGCGCTGTACCGAGGAGCTTACCGAAGCCGTCGAGGCGAGCATCCTACACGATACAATTCCTGCGCACACGAAGGAAGAACTTGCCGACGCTCTTCACTTCCTCGTCGAGGCCTGTTTGCTCTCAGACCTCACCGGCGACAGGCTATTCTTCGGCCTTGAGTCGGATGCTCTCATCGAGCTTCACGACGTTCAGCATAGCTACCTCAAGGGCGACGAGACTCTCGAACGACTGTGCTGGGATGTCATCTACTTCCTGGGCTGCGCGTCGAACTGCCTGAAGAATCGTCCGTGGAAGCAGAATCATCAGCTCGTCGATACGGACAAGTTCTACGCTTACCTTCGCGAAGCCTTCTTCCGCATGATCCGCGTCTTCGCCTTTGTTGGGATGGATGCTGACCACATCTTCAACATGTACTACCGCAAGTCCGAGGTCAACAAGTTTAGGCAAAGGTCCAACTACTGATGATCGTCGATTTGGCAGGAACTAGGTTTGGTACGTTAGTCGTCGTAAGGCTAGCTGAGCCTGACTACTTTGGTAAGTCTCAGTGGGTCTGTCAATGCGACTGCGGCGTACAGACCATAGTTCGTGCTAATGCCCTCAGACGAGGGACGGTCTCAGGATGCGGCTGTACTAACCCAAGACGTACTACCCACGGAAGGTCAAAGACTCCGGCGTATCGTTCCTGGGCCTGTATGATACGCCGATGCTTGTTTGACACCTCTCCCAACTATCGGCACTATGGCGGTAGAGGTATCACCGTTTGCGAGGAGTGGAAGAAGTTTGAGAATTTCCACAGGGATATGGGAGAACGTCCTGTGGGATACCAACTTGATCGGATCGACAACGATGGGAACTACGAACCCGGCAACTGTCGATGGGTAACTCCCAAGGAAAACTCCAACAATCGGAGGAGAGGGTGAAAGAAGACTTCATCGATGCTGCTCTTGAACTGGCGATGACACCTGCTGACTTCGTGAGCGGCAATCGCAAGATTCTTCGCAATCGGACAGTTGTGTTTGAGGGTCCTCTGCTCGACGACTTCGCTATCGAGGACTGCGGGTTCACCAAGTCCAAGATGACGATGCTCAAGAAGGGCTACGTCGTGCAGGAGGCGATCGACGCTGCTGCTATGCTGTGGGAACTTCGTAAGAAGAAAGCTAAGTACGGCAGCGTCGCCTTTCACTGCTACAACCACCTACTGAAGAACGACCCGACGAAGACATCGAAGCGCGGGAGCACGATGGGCCCCTGTATCCAGGCTGTCGTGTTGACTTGGGTACCCGGGAAGAAGCGTCAGATCCAAGGACACTGCGAAGTTGACGTCTTCTACCGGACGACCGAGTTCTTCAAAAAATATCCGGCTGACCTGATTCTGCTCCGTGACGAGTTGCTACCAAATTTCAATTTCGATGGCTGTCCGATCACGAAGATCACTTTCCACTTTGCCAACATCACCATTCACCCGATGTACTTCGTGACGCTGATACCGCACATCGACTCGCCTGTTCGATTCCTCAAGGAACTTCGCGAGAAGGACCCGTACTTCTGGAGTTGGATCGTCAAGTGGACGAGTCGATACCTATGCCCGGAGTACTACCACGGGATCGAGAAGTTCGAGCAAGCTAAGCGCGTTCGCATGGATGCAGCGCGAAGGATCGACGAACGGACTCTCACGAGACTTCAGAAGTACGTCCGCGACAACCACCCTGGATTTCGCGGGAAAACTTGTCATGTTCCGTTGGAGGAGTGTGAATGAGGATCTTCAACAACTTCGACGAGGCGAGAAACGAGATCGCCCGTGACCTCAAGGAGATGGGCCTTCGCGTGGACAACGTCACCATGCAGGACAAGCACGGCTCATTCCCGACGCTTGAGCTGATCAACTACGGCTACACGGTGACTAGCCCGAGACTAGGTCAGCTTCATCCGGTAATGCCGTGGGCTGCGATCGAATGGCAGGATCGACTTCGGGCTATCCTCGGGGACGTTTCCATGCTCGGCAATTCCTGGCGCGAACGGGCTGACGATCACATCGACTGGGCACAGTTCCTCGAGTACAACGGGTCGCCGATTCCTGACGGGGTATCGCTCGAAGAGCTGAAGGACGAGTACCCGGCTGCTGCCAACGACCCGCTTCGCCTGGCGTATTCCTACGGTGAGCGACTCGCGCTCAACGACCAAGTTTTCAAGGTCATCCGCGAGCTTCGGGAAAATCCGACGTCTCGACAGCTGTACGTCGCAATGTGGGACCCACACCAGGACATCGACCGGGTTGGCTATCGTCGAGTTCCGTGCTCGATTGGCTGGCACTTCCTGCTTCGCAACGGCAACCTGAACCTAACGTACACGATGCGGAGCTGCGACTTCGTTACCCACTGGCAGAACGATGTGTGGCTTGCCATGAACCTCCTGTACTTCGTCTGTGAGAAGACGGGTACGAATCCCGGTCACTTCTCGCAGTTCATCAACTCATTCCATGTCTACGAGAAGGACGTGGCTGACGTTTTCTGAGCCACAGAATTGGTGGTTGAACTGAGGCGTGCTGACATTTTATAATGTCAACACGAGGTGAAACGTGCGGCTGTCAAGGCACAACATGTTCATGGAGATGGCGAGAGTCGTTGCTCGCAGGGGTACTTGCCCGCGCCTGTGTGTAGGGGCGATCGCCGTCTCCTCAAATCAACGCCTGTTCATCGGGTATAATGGTGCTCCTGCAGGTCATGAGCATTGTACTGATGTCGGGTGTCTGATGGTAGGCAGCGCCTGCGTGAGAACTAATCACGCGGAGTTCAATGCCATCAATCAGATCGACGACTCCATCGAAGGTAAGGACGTAGTCCTATACGTTACCAACTCGCCGTGTCAGGGCTGTGCTAACGTAATCGTCGGGAGGGGAGTAAAGGCGGTATACTTCGAGACCCCGTACCGTGACTCCTCTCCGCTCCTATACCTGATGGACAACAACGTCGAAGTTTACAGGCTGATGCCCAACGGGTACATTATCGACGGAACTGAGGTACGACTTGCGTAAACTCGAAAGAGACCGCGAGTGTACCGGGTGTCGCCTCCACAAGACGACCAGCAACGTCTGCATACTTGGGTTTGGTGACCTTCATTCGAAGATTGCAATCGTCGGCGAGGCTCCCGGAGCAAGCGAGGAACGCGAAGGCAGACCATTCATCGGTAAAGCGGGACGATTACTTCGCAGGATCCTTCGTGACAACGGGTTTGACGCGGACAAGCTTTTCATTACTAATGCGGTGTCCTGTCGTCCTCCCGACAATCGCACACCGTCGAAGAAGGAAATCACCGAGTGTCGCAGTTGGCTCGACTACCAGTTCGGTGTAGTAAAGCCGAAGTTCGTACTTCTTCTTGGAAACATTCCGTGTCAGTCAGTACTTAACTTGAAGGGAATCAAGAACCTTCGAGGTAAACCGTTAGAGATCAACGGGGTAACATACCTCCCGACATATCACCCGGCATTTGCCTTGCGCGATCCTAGGAACCTGCCGGCGATCGAGGCAGACATCGCATTGCTGAGAACCCTCGTCGATCACGGCGGTATTCCCGAAGACGCGGATTTCAACCCGATTCGAGTTGATACAAAAGAGCTATTCAAAGAGTTCCTCGCTGATCTCCGCGGTACGGTATCGTTCGACATCGAAACTTCTTGTCTCTACCCGTGGAGATTTCATTCGGATATCAAGAACAATCCATATGACAGCCCGGTAATCACCGCGATCGGGTTTGGTACGAAACGAGCCCAGTGGTCAATCCCGTTTCACCACTTCGAGTGTCACCCGTTCTCCAATGACACTCTCGACGATATGGTGGACGCGATTACTGAGAAACTTGAGGACTGTGAGCTTGTCGCCCAGAACGGGATGTTTGACCTACTGTGGATGAAGGTTAAGTACGGCGTCGATTGGAAGCTCGATTTCGATACGATGCTTGCTCACTACCTTATCGACGAGAATCAGCAACACGGGTTGAAGTACCTCGCACAAATTTACTTCGGTGCTGTGGACTACGACGTTGAGGCTAGGACTGCTGACTGGCATACTTTGTCTGAATACCACTGCAAGGACCTGATGTATACGAGAAAGCTCAGGTTCTTGCTCGGTAAAAAGCTCAAGAAGGATCACGCGGTAAACGACGTCTTCAATCACTTGCTTATGCCGTGTTCGAAGTGGTTTACTGAGGCCCAATACAACGGGGTTTTCATTGACCAGTCGAAGATGGACCTAGCGGAGAAATTCCTTAAGGGTGAGTTGAAGACTGCTAGTAAAGAGCTTAACAAGTGGGCTCCGGGGTTGAACTGGAGATCCCCTAAGCAAATCGCTGACTTACTTTTCGATCAGCTTGAGATCCCTGTCGTAGAGCTTACGAAAAAGGGAGGACGGTCGACAAGTGAATCCGTGATTAAGCGAATCGATCACCCGATCGGTGACGCAATCTTGAGGCATCGTGCTGCGGCTCAGCAACTGTCGTTCTTCATCGACGGGTGGAAGCCGTACCTTGTTAAGAGCCGACTTCACCCGAGCTTCAAGTTGCACGGAACTGTGACGGGTAGGCTTTCGTGTAAGAATCCTAACTTGCAGCAGGTACCGCGAGATCCTAGGATACGCTCGCTGATTACCGCGCCGCCTGGGTGGGTACTCATCGAAGCCGACCTGTCGCAAATTGAACTGAGGATTGTTGCTGAACTAAGCGGTGAGCAGAACATGCTTGCATCGTTCTACAACCGTGAGGATATTCACTGGAAGACCGCGATGCGAGAGGTCGGTAACTCCGGAGCACTTCATGACGAGGTAATGTCCACAGTCCTGGCTATGGGGTATGACAAGGACATTACCTATGCTAAAGCCATTGAAGCCATGATTAAAGAAGGTCACGAGAAGTGCATCTCGGTAAACAAGTCCTGGAAGGAAAATCGTAAGAAGGCAAAGGCAATTAACTTCGGGTATGTCTACGGAATGTGGTGGCGTAAGTTCCAGATGTACGCCCGTGACAACTACGGCGTCAAGGTTACTGATGCCGAAGCTGAGGCTAGCCGTAAATTCTTCTTCTCGTTGTATCCTGGGCTTGCTCCTTGGCATAAAAGGCAGCAGGAGTTTGCAAAGCGAAATGGGTATGTTACTACCCTGAGTGGTCGCAAACGTAGGCTCCCCGAAGCACAAGGAGACCCGAAAGATCCTAGGACAAAGGAAGCTCTTCGTCAGGCTATCAACTCACCTGTTCAAGGATTCGGTAACGATCTTTGCCTGATGTCGGCTCTTCAAATCACGGACGAATATTCGAGGTCACTCGTTCGTGGTTGTGGTACGATTCACGATGCAGTCTTGATCATCGCCAGAGAGTCCGAAGCTACTGGAGTGACGAAGAGACTGTTGAAGATCATGGAACACCCGGCGATGTTGGACACACTCAACATCAAGCTCCGTGTTCCTATCGAGGCAGAGGCGTCAATCGGTCCGTGGGGATCCGGTGTAAGTCTCGAGAAATGGGAAGCTGTCCATGGATAAATTCCAGGTTTCGCAATCCAAGCTCAAGAAGTGGCGAATGTGTAGGTACGCCTATCACTGTCGCTACGTTGAGCACCTGAAGAAGAAGGTCAAATCGAGGCCCCTTCAGTTCGGGACGATTATTCACTCGATGCTCGAAGCTCACATCAACGGTAGCGACCCGTTCTCAGTCCTTGACGAGTACAACCGTAAGATGGGGAAGCTCTTCGCAGCCGAACGCGAGATGTACGGTGAGATCATCGAGGATTGCCGTACTATTATGGAGGCGTACTTCGACTACTACGAAGACGACCCGCTCAAGTTCATCAAGTACGACGGGAAGCGGTCCGAACACTGGCTTGAGCTCGAGATCGATGATGGTCTCATCTTCGTCATGAAGATCGATGCCTTCGCCAAGACTCGAAACAAGCTGAGGTGGCTTACTGAGCACAAGACCTTCAAGCGAGCTCCTGGTGACGACGATCGCTGGCGTAGTATTCAGTCCTGCGTGTACTTGAGAGCTACACAAGAACTCGGTATGAAGCCCTTTGACGGGATGCTGTGGAACTACATTAAATCGAAGGCTCCCACAGTCCCGCAAATCCTGAAGGCTGGCGGGCTCAGTATCCGACAAATCGACACTCTCCCGGCCACGGTAATGAGGGTTCTCAGGGAGAATGACTTAGATCCTGATAACCACAGGACCCTGTTGGATCGAGCGGAAGCGAACGTACCGAACTACTTCTTTCGAGTCTATACGCCGGTTAATCAAGAAATCATCGACACAGTTTTCGAGGATTTCGTTGACACCGCGCGCGAGGCAAGGGACTGCCACGGCAAGAAGAAGGATCGTAACATCGATAGGCATTGCAGCTGGTGCGACTACGAAGCCATCTGTAGGGCTGAGCTCACCGGGGCAGATGCTGACTTCGTGAGAGAAAGAGAGTACACCACAGATGAAACCGACGAAATCGAGGTCGAAGCCCCAACCGGCGGAGACGACTGAGGAGCTCAACGTGCGATCTGTGTCCAAGATTCAGCGGCATCGTAGTTACTGCTTCTACGGTCGTGCTGGTACTGGCAAGACGACGTTGGCAGGATCGTTTCCTGGGCCCATCCTCTTGTTGGACGTCAACGACCAGGGTACGGACAGCGTCTCAGATGTGGATCACATCGACGTTCTTGAGACTCACGCCTGGGACGATTTCGAAGTCGCCTATTGGTGGCTGAAGAAGAATCCGGACAAGTACAAGACAGTCGTCATCGATACGGTGACTCAGCTTCAGCAACTCGCGATCGAGAAGATCCTGATCGACCAGGAGAAGGATCCCGAGAAGGCAGGCGAGTGGGGCGTCATGACCAAGAAGCAATGGGGTCAGGTCGCCTCGATGATGAAGATGTGGGTTACAAATCTTCGGGATCTTCCGATGGAGGTCGTCTTCTTGGCCCAGGATCGCACGAGTGATACTGAGACCGAAGATCCCGAGATCATGATTGACCCGGAGATCGGTCCTCGACTGACGCCGAGTATCTCTGCTCACCTCAACGCCGAGGTGTCGGTAATCGGCAATACATTCATCCGCCGCAAGGTGACTGTCAAGAAAGGTCCCGACGGCAAAAAGAAGGAGGTCGAAAAAACTCAGTACTGTCTTCGTATCGGGCCTAATGCGGTGTATGTCACGAAGGCCCGTAAGCCGAAGACTATCACACTTCCCGGGGTCCTCGTTGATCCCACCTACGAGTCACTGATGGAGATTCTCCGAGGAGAGTAGATCATGGCGAAGCCCAAGAAGAAGGCTAATCGAACGGTCAACGTCGACCTGTCGGACGTCGAATCCGGCGGACTCGTCCCCGAGGGACCGATCGTCGGTACGGTCAAGGAGGCCGAGGTCAAGACGTCTGAGTCGTCGGGCAACGACTACATCAGGTGGGTCTTCTCGACCCCGAAAGGTCCGGTGTTCTTCAACACCTCCCTTCAGACCCAGTCGCTGTTCAACCTGCGCGGCCTGCTCGAGGCGTTCGAGGTCGAGATCCCTGACGGGCCCATGGACATCGACCTCGAAGAGATGGTCGGCAAGCAGTGCCTCCTGCACATCACGCACGAAGACTACGAGGGCAAGACTCGTGCCCGCGTCTCGGACTACTCGAAGCTCGACGACGAAGGCGGCGACGATGACGACGAGAAGGCCGAAGTCAAGACCGGCAAGAAGTCGGGCAAGCTGAAGAAGGTCGATGCCGACGAGCTCGAAGACATGGAAGACGACGAGCTCGAGGAGCTGATCGAGAAGTACGGCCTGGACGTCAAGCCCGGCAAGACGACGCGGAAGACGATCGCAGCGGTCAAGGCGGCGCTCGAGGAAGCGGATCTCCTCGAGGAATAACCTTCACGGAGGAAGGTGGGGCGGCGGGCTTAGATGGATCTAGGCTCGTCGCCCGTCGAATTATGGCAACGAAACCTGAGTCACGACTTCAGCGAAAAATCCGCAAGGCTCTCGAGGAAGAGGTTGGTGGATGGTGGAGAAAAATCCACGGAGGAGCCTTTCAAGATGCAGGAATCCCCGATCTCATCGGCTGTGTGGAAGGACGATTCTTCGCCCTTGAAGTCAAGTGTGAAGGTGGTAGAGTCTCTCCTATCCAAACCATTACGATGGAAGGGATTAGACGAAAAGGTCAAGGAGTGGCCGCAGTTGTACTAACGCCAGAGGAAGCAGTCGCAGTTGTACGAGAAGCTCTATCAGTTCCAAAAAGACGCGGTTGAGTTTTCGCTCAAGGTAAAGACTGCTGGTATCTTTGCTGAGCAAGGAACTGGCAAGACGTGGATTACTGCTGGAGTAATCGAAAAGCTTGCTGACAATCACTTCGAGGCTCTGCTAGTTGTACCGCTTGCTAACATCGTAACCACATGGGAAACGATGCTCGATCAGGTGGCCTGTGGTTACTACCGTGACTGGGATTCATTCAAGCGGGCAAAAGGACCTAAGATTCTACTGATTCATTATGAGGCTATGCCGAAATTCGATAAGCACCTAGTATCCCACGACTGGACTTTAGCTGTCTTCGACGAGTCACAACGAATCAAGTCAAGGGGGTCAAGACAGTCTCGTATAGCCGGTAGGATCAAGAATGCCGAATACCGAATGATCCTTAGTGGTACTCCGTTCGACGACCTGCTTGATGATCCACAGGAACTGTGGGCGCAGATGCGATTCTTGCGTCCTGAACTCTTCGGCACAAGGTGGATGGACTATGAGGGTGCTTACCTACGACGAACGGGGTACATGGGTTACAAGCGAGCCTTTCGGAAAACTGCCATTGATGTTGTGCTCGCGAAGGTCAAACCTTATATACTGCGTCTCACCAAGGCGGATGTGCTTAGCCTACCCGAGATCTCATACTCCTACCATCCGATCAACCTTTATGGTGAACAGCGCCGGGTGTACCAGGAGATGGAAGCGACCAGCGTATCGGAGATTGACGGCTGTACGATCAGCGCTGGACTTGAGATTACCCGCCTCGTTAAGCTGCAACAGATATGTGGTGGTTTCGTCAAGACCGACGATGATGAGATCGCTCGCCTTGGCGTGGCGAAACTTGAAGGCCTTGTCGAAATCGTCGAAAACGAGCAATTCCCCCTAGTTATCTTCGCGAAATACAGGTTTGAGGTTGCTCAGATCGCCCGGAGGTTGTCGCGAGGAATTCGCAACGTATCAACAATCGATGGAAAATCCCGCAAAACGCGCACACAAACCATCAGAGATTTTCAGGCAGGTAAGATCGACATTCTCGTAGCTCAGATTCGTACTGGAGGTGTGGGAATCGACTTGTTCAGGGCTTGTACAGCAATCTTCTATTCGACTACTTTCAGCTTCATCGACTTTGAGCAGGCGGTCTCACGAATCCACCGGAAAGGACAAACGAGACCCGTCAAAATATATTTACTTTATGCGAAGAATACGGTTGACAAAACTATCTACGACACTATATTATCTAAACGTGACGTCTCGGAAAAAGTTCTGAGACGATACAAGCCAACCATCCAACAGGGAGACCCTATCATGGCGAAGGAAGAGAAGGGCCCGAAGAGCGAGAAGCCGGCGAAGGACGAAGCCAAGAAGTACGGCATCACCGACCTGTCCACCTCGCTCGGCATCGAACCCGCCTCCATCCGCGTGAAGCTGCGCAAGGCCAAGATCGAGAAGGTCGGCGGCCGGTACGGCTGGGACACCAAGGCCGAGATGAACGCGGTCATCGACAAGATCAAGGCGATGGAGAAGGCCGGCAAGACCGAGGGCAAGAAGGCCTCGAAGAAGGCCGCGAAGGACGAGGACGACGACGACGATGACGACGGCGAGTAGAGCGAAGCTCACCATCCTCGCTACGATCATGATCTCGGGGCTGTTCACGATGAGCGGCCCCGAGCTCGTCTTATCTTATTTCATAGTTGGTACCATCATATCGATCGCTGTGTGGCTACACCCCTCTCACGTCGAGGGGTTTACCTTCAAGCACTTGTTTATACTTCTAGTAGCTTGGCCAATCCCGGTCTATCTGACAATTAAGCGCGGCTAGGCGAAGCCCCAACGACTTCGCCCAGCCTGAGCGAGGATCCTAGGCAGGCAGCTGCGGGATCTTGCTGTTGAAGTACGCCAGCGCTCCGGCCTTCAGGCCGTCCGACATCTTCTCCAGCGCTTCGCCGCTAAAAATGCCGACCTTCGACAGCAGCGAGTTGGGCTCGTTGCCGATCGCGGCATCCCAGACTTCAGCGAAGAACTCGTCCCGCTGACTGGCAGGCAGCTTGTTGAAGTTGTTGACGATGGTCGCGAGAGTCATCAGCTCACCGAGGATGAGCATGATGGTCACGGAGCCCATACCGTGCTCCGCGATCGCGTCCTTGATCTTGCCGACAGAGGTAACGATCGCCTCCGCCTCGTCACGATACTCGGGATTGTCGATCGGACTCATGTTGTGGTCTCCTTGGTCAGGGCCTGTACAGTTCATAGTGGGGGGAGTCATCCCACTGCTTCTCGCGGACGTCGAAGTCGCTGTCCCAGTCCCCTCCCCAGCGGACAAGGTAGCCAATCTTGCCCTGCTGGTATAGGGTAGCAGCTACACCCTTGACGATTCCTGCGAGGTGATAGATCGAGGGCTTATGCCCCCAATCGATGTTCGGGGCAGTTTTGAACCACGGCATAGCATCGACTGCCATCGACGGAAGTGAGTTGTGCTTGCTGTCAGGGAACTTGACCTTCGACTTGCCTTCAGCAAAGGCTCGGTCCTGTTCCGCCTTCGGACGATGACCACAGATGAGAGTGTGATCTACGCCCATCTCGAGAACCGTCTTGAAGACGAGTTGAAGGTCAGGATGAAGAGTATCCAGAACCATCAACGACTTGTCACCGTACCTAGGCATCAATGCCTCCCGTTCCTAGTAAGTACCATTTCCTGTCGAAGTAGTCGGATCTCGTTAGTCAGCGTCTCGATCGCAGACACTTGTCGTTGAGCAGCTTCGGCTTGACGCTGAGAAACTTCCGCTTGCTTCGTCGTTGCCTCGAGTAGGTCACGAACTTCCTCTCGATTCCATCGGCAAGAGAACTCGCCACGATCGATCCTGTGGCTAGCATCCTCCATGTAGTCGTGTAGGTCTTGAATCTTCTTAGGGTAAGCTGGGTCAGCCATACACGGGAAACTGGAGGCTGGCTTCTTACTAGCTAGAAAAAGCTGCTTACCAATATTCAAGACATGCCAGATCAGGATCAACAAGAACCCGATCAGGCCGAACTCTAGCGGGCTAACCTGGGGCGAAACGGGCACGGCGCGCTCCTTAGATACTGAACTTGGGTCCAGGACCGACCTTGGCAGCGAGTTCGCCGGTGATGTGTTCGGCGAGCGGGATCTTGATCGACTGGTGCAAAGCCGTACTCATCCCCATCAACAGCCCGCCCTGTTGAAGTGCCGGGATGATCGGCGCAACCCAGTCGCCAGTCTGAAGCGCAGTAGGAAGGTAGTATGCTAGGGTACTAACTACCAGGTTCGTCATCGGGATGGACTGGTTGTTGATGGGAGTAGTATGCTTGAGCACACTACCCGCCGTAGTGTTGATCATCGCCTCAGGCATGGCAGTAGCGATGATCACGGGGACAGCTGTCTGAGCAGCCTTTTTGAGGAGGTTGAGGAACTTCACGGGTCTTCCTTTCTACGAGGACCTGAGCACGCCGTACCCGACTACACTTCCTGACTTAGTAACCTCGAAGTATCTATCGATCGTCGGGAACTGGTTGAACTTGATACTAATCGTATCACCAGACCCGAGAATAATCGACCCAGTAGTAGCTCCTGCAGCAATCAACGTAGCCCATGCTCCTCCATTATAGCTGTACTGAACAATACCGCTTGACGGAAGAGCTGTTTGAATGTTGAAGTCATAAGTACCAGTAACCGGGCTAGTAAGGGTAGTACTAGCGACGTCTTTGGTAAGTCCGCCGAATACCAGGTCATCGTGACCCTGAAGAGCAGTTGTTACTGTGAAGTCGAAGGTCATGTCATTCACAGCTGACTGGACAGATAGCCCGTCAGGAGTATGGCGAGCAACGACCCGGATCCTACCGTCAGCACTGATCGGGTTGTTTGCGCCGGCAGCAATAATTACCGCGTTACGAGTGATGTAGACCTTGGCGGTTGTAGGAACGATGGTATCGGTAAATACTGCCGTTTCAAGCGGAGTACCAGCCGGGTCGAGGATAAGGCTAAAGTCGAACTCAGGATTGTCGTCTTCGTACGGAACGGGACTAGCCGACAGAATGTGGTCGTTGAGAATGTCGTTGATTCGCCAGCACCGAGGACTAACCTCCACACTGATACCCTTGCCATTATCACCACTAAACCCGGTCTCTGCGGAGTAGTCCGTATCTATCGAACCAGTTTCCGGGGCATAACTACCGTTCAACTTCGGATCACGAGGAGGAAGCGGCTCACTCCAAGTATTCGTCAGTGTGGGAAGCGAGATCGTGTTGCTATCTCCCTCAGCCATCGTTCCGTACTTGTCGATAGACCGAAGCTGAATATCGGCCTCATCATATCCGGTAGAAGGAGCCCCGCCAGACAGATTACCGCCGGTTTGACCGACGAACCACACACGAGCATTTGCTGCATGTTTAGCTGGAGCAGAGTTGAATAGGCCGCGATAGATGCTCGTTAGTTGGTAAACTCCACCTCCTACGTCGGCCATGTTCTCAAAGCCGATAAATTCACCTTCAATGTAGATGATCCTCAAAAGCGAGGATACTGAGGTAGCATTACCGAGTCCAGCAAGCGACTCTAGGGAATCCGGGTCACTGTCGTTGATACGAATACCGTAGCTAGTATCCGGCCTAACCGCAGTAGTGCCATACTCGTCGATCGCGGTTTCAAGCGATCCAGCAAGTAGGAAGGCATAGATGGGGCTATCCTCGTTAAACCCACCACTAAGCGGCCTTGAAGCTCCGTACTTAGTATAGAGCCTAAACCCGATAGTACCGCCGCCAGGATCACGAGCACCCGCCCAGATTCTGGGGTTAGTGATAGGATCGTCGGGATTTGCCGCAACGAGTTGACCGGGAGCCTCGAAAGCTAGCGTGTTAGCAGAAGAGGGCGCGACTGCCTCCGTAGCGGGAACGACCCACCCAGTACCAGGAGGATCAGCAAAGACGCCAGTCCCTGCGGAGAAAATGTCCTGAATAGCGTAGATGCTAATTTCACCCTCAGCCAACGACCCGTAGTCGATATCAGCCACACGGAAGACTACGTCCGTAATCCCGAGGCGAGCCCACGAGAACTTGAAGGTAGCCCCGGGAGTAAGCGAAAACGCCTTTCGGTTAACCCTTATGTTAATCTTGGCGATCGGGTAACTCATCATAGCAAGCTCACGCCAAGCGATCTTGTTCGCAAGGGTAGCGTTCTTAACGCCCGGGAAATCGAGCTCGACTGAGGTCACGCCGCCCTGAAGCTGCATATTAGCCATATCCTGAGCCATCGCATAGGTCTCTTTATACTCGGAGTCCCGGTCGATGAACTTGATACGAACCTGGTTGGTAGTCTCCTGCCAGGTAATCCTAGTAAAGTCAGACAGCTCGATGATACTATCCTCGTCGAGCGACAGCAGGGAACCGACAACGTAGTCGTCGCGAGCAAGTGCGACCTTCCACTTACCCGTAGTCCGTTCGAAGTACATTACGCCGTCTACTTGACGCATGACTTCGTTGATAACATCGGTGGCTTCTTTCTCGCTATCGAGAATCATACTGAAGCCATTACCCTCAGTAGCAAGGACGACAGCGACCTCACGGAAATTGTCAACGTCGATTTGTGTGGAGGAAACCCCCAATCCCCACACATTATCCGTCATGATCTCGTAGATAACATTCATCGGGTTACAGTCATAAGTGTTGACTGCTTCAGACCCGGGAGAGTACGACGCTAGCCCAAGTCCATCAGGACGACGGCTTAACTCAAAGGCCCACGGATCGATGTTGGCAGACTTACCTATATACCCGCCTTCAAAGGTGAAGTAGGCAATCCCGTTGTATCGAATAGCCTTACCAGTCTTACTCGTTAAGTAGGAATTCGTAGCCTGACTAAGTTCACCGCTATAGAACTTAGCGCTGCTATTGATCAATCCGCCACCAAAGTCAGGGCCACCAAAAAGGTCAGGTTGATTGATGCCATACCCACCAGCACTGCCACCAGCAGCTCCGCCACCAGTCACCCATCGTTCCTTGACTTTGACCTGATGTAGCTTAACCCCGGGCCCTCTACAAAGACCAAATTGAATACCGATAAAGTACTCATACCCAGTAACGATAGTCTTGGAGCTAAAGAAGCCGGTTCTGACGCCCTGAGTAATAGCGCCAGTCATCAGGCCGCCATACCAGACTACATTGGGTCCTTTGAGGTAAACCTTACCCCAGATGATCGGGACAACACGGCCTTCAGTAGCAGTAGGAAAGTTGAAATCCCCGAGCCCCAACGGTCTAGCATTCTCGAGCTTAGGCTTAGGGCGAATCAAGTCTCCGAGAATAAAGAGACCGATATTGACGAGGAGTAGTACCCAGAATCCCATTAGTCAATCCCCGAGACGAATGGGTTGAGTTCAGGAATGAACGGAAAACCGCCATACCTGTCGAGGTTGCTGAACTTGGTCTCACAGTCAGTAATGGAGTGGTTGCACCCGGCATAGCACTTGATGGACTGACCGATCGGGTCATTCTCAAACGGGAGGTACATCGTGAGTACGTCGCCCGACTGAGCAATGATGAGTCGGAAGTCGCTATCGTTGAGGTTAGCAAGACCTCCCACCATCCACCCAGCACCATGAGCGGCATTGATCCCGTTGACTGTGATAGTGTTCCCGGAGGTCGCCCCACAGGTACCGGTATAGAGGAAGCTAGCAGTTGTAACACCACACCCAGCATCGAACAGAGTGTGGTTACATAGGCCTTGATACTTGAACCTTGGAATCGTCTTCCCGGTAGCTCCTTCTGTGGTCAGCCCTCGCATCTTGCATTGAGCACCCTGGTTAACGTAGCTTGCGCCAACAATAACCCCAGACCACAGAATGAGTTCGTCGGTATCCCCGCGATGAAACCTTGACACGGTTAGATACACTATGTCAGAAGGAACGATTCCCACAAACCTAGCAGCTACTTCATCCTCAGCCGGGAGCAGTACCTGGATCTCTTGCTGTCGCTCCTCGCGAGTTTGCTTTAACTCATTGCGTTCGATCTGTCGTGCTTGGTACAAGTTACCGCCAAAGGTAAACGAGTCGGGAGCAGAAGTATAGTAGTAAGTAGTAGCCCCAATCGTAAACCGGTACAGTTCTACAGGTCTAGCGGATTCGACCGAGTTCTCGTAGAAGGATATGGTCATTGCAGGACGCCCCATACCGTAGCACGCATCTGGGCTTGACCTGCTCCGTTGTGCTGAATCGTGAAACCGTCCTCAGCAAACCGCGACAACCGAAGGAAGCTTACTCGGCTGATATCTGCGGTAGGAACGGTACTTGCCCAGGCGACGTCCACAGTCAGTCTCTCCGTAGTCGAATCAACCTCGACGGCAGACACAACCTGCCTCGTAATAATTGTACCATTAGTAAGTACAATATACAACGACTTATTTGGCTCATTCCCGTTAATGAAATCCGAGTATCGAGTATGTTCTACGTCCATCTCGGTGGACCCAGAAGTAAGTGGCTGAGTAACTACGAGGTCAGGAGCAAACGTCGGGAGGTAGAAGGACTTCTGAGGTCCTGCCAACGCATGAATGACCTGGCGCATTTCCCAGATTTCCTGAGAGTTCCTGCAGAAGAACCCCTTAGACGAGATGAACAACGAGTTTGGCCAGTTGCTAAACTGAATCGGCGAACCAGTGAGGTTGTCAAGATGATGGACGACATTCTTCAGGGTATCAGTCAGAGTACCACGGGAAATCCAGTTACCGTCGTCGAACATGACCTTCCCGTTGTGGGAACTAAAAGCTGCGGTACTACCGATGTCTACCTCATTATCCACAACGTGGAACTTGAGAGTATGCTCGCTCAGGTTCACAGGGTATTTGTCGCCAGTCACTTCTTGCTTGGTGATACCGGTGCGAAGCGGCATTACCCGAGTACGGATCGGGTAGTTCCTACTGATTGCCGAAGTTACGGTCACAGACCCAGCAGAGATCGTATCGATCTGTAGGGCGTCGTAGGTCTGATAGTCTTGCCAGACAATCAACTGACCACCAGCCCGGAAATCCGCATAGGCCGTGTCGAAGTAAAGAGTAGTATCGCCAGCTGTCGCAGCCTGAGTAAGCCGTTTGACTTCAAACCAGATTGGAACGCCGAAAACCTGAGGTTGCCATTTATACAAGAAGGTCTCGAAGAATCGACGTTCCTCATCGTCAAACTTAAACCGATAATCTACGGTCTGACGGGGGTAGTTGCGAACCCTGATTCGCTGCTCTTTACCGTTAGTAGACCGGGTAATGTCCGTCAGGAACTCGAGCAGTTCATCGATCTCGCCTTCAGGCTGATGGGCCATCATGACGATTCGACTACCCGTAACAGGGATGGACAAAGCGTACTGAGTAGTAGTAAAGTCAAGGGTTCCGTCGATAGTAGGTTGACCTTGCGACGAAATCCGAACTTGAAAGATGACACTACTATTCCAATGAAGAGTAGCTGGTAGCGTCGGAAGATCAACGAAGGTAATCCCAGTACCCGCGTTGTTGGTAGCGCCAGTAAGAGACCTTGACGTCTCCCTAGACGAGTTATAGATTTCGATATCGTAGGATACCGTAGATAGCAAGTTTCCGAGTATCAGCTCAGACGGCTTTATGAATAGCCGATCAAACCAATTGATTCCATTCCCGTAATCAGCTACTCCCTGATAAGTCGTAGCAGGAAGCATGATCAACGAGGTACCAGTCAGAACGTGTGGACCAACGAGTTCTGTAGGAAGAACAAAAAGATCGGCACTTGTCGCGGGAAGTGCGTGGTCAGCAGCTACTCCGATGTCAAGGGAGTAGAAAGACGTAGTCTGACTACTGATACCTGAGCTAATTGCTCCCTGATGGTCAGCCATCAAGTGACCTTCTTGTAGGCGTAACCAGCATTCCAGCTTTCGATCACATTACCAGCAGAGTACTGCTTCTTTGCCCACGGGAAGCACTTCCAGGTATCTGACCCGACAGTCAACTCCTGGCCTACGGTCAGGTTCTTCATGTTGACGATCGCAACGTCAGCCATCCTACCGAGCGGGTACCAGGTATCGGGAGCACCCGTCTCGCGGAAGTAGAACAGATTGATCGGGATGAGAGGCTTGAAGGCGTTGGCCTGACTCGTCGGAATCCAGGCAAGCGGATAACCCCATCCTCCCGATCGCGAGCATCCCCTCAGGCCGACCCTAGCAATTGCCGCCGTGTCGTTGCCGGGAGATGCACTGCTCGTACACACGCCCCACTTACCAGTCCCACCTTGACCAGGCAATCCTTCGACGCGAACGGTTGCTCCTTCGTTGACCGTTGCCCCACAATCAAGTAGCAGTCCGTGGGTTCCGGCAGCGGGGTTATCGATGTTGGCGGTAAGACCGATGTCCCAGAATCCTCCGTACACAAACTCCCCGCCAGTCCAATCGTTGAACTTGTCGAGATTGCCCCAGCCGAAGTGACGGAAGACGTTTGCCGACACCTCGACTACCACATAAACATAGGGAGTAGCCCCTTCACCAGCGAAAAAGTGGTAAGCGGTGAAAGGACCCTGAACGTCGAAGTTGACCCTACGACCCGAGGTAGCTGGCGAGGTAGTAGAACCATTGCCGCTATCTCCTGTGTGGAGGTGAGGAGCTACGCTGGGGCCACTGAACGCAGTGGACTGGTACAGGGCGAGTCGGAACTTTGTGGAGTTGTCCCACCGAAAGGAAACGTAGCACGCGCGACGATCAGACCCTTCAGCAGCGCGGTGGAACGTCGCATACCGGTTGGTAGTGTTGTGCTCATCCACAGTCCAGGGCTTCGTCGAGAGGCCGCTCACGAAAGTGACGAGTGCTGCCATCAGGTCATGAATGGCATCCGTCGTCGAAGCGATTGTGCCCGTTGCATAGGCCACGATCTAGACCTCCCGAATCGCGAGGAAAGCGTATGAGTCAGTACGGTTGCAGTTCTGGAATACCCGATAGACTTCGGTCGAGCTGACGACAACGCGGTCTTCAGTATTCACGTTGTAACCGCTCATCCAGAACACGTCGTCGAGTTCCATCGCAATCCAGATAGACGTCGTGGAGAAGACGACGATTGCGGGGAAGAGAACTCGTTTGTTGGTAGTTCCTGGGGACGCCTCAAGGTAGGCTGTCGGGACACCGGAGATAATCGTTCCTTGCTGGATAAGATTGCCGAAGTTTGGCTGGTCAGCAGCAGTTGCAACCATGAACTTGTCTTCAGGAGGAGTAGCCGGCAAACTACTGCTCGTCACGCCCTTAGGCGTCTGAGCGGGAATGACGCACCGATCGTTCTTGACAGACTTCGTGCTTACTGAGTTCTCGGCATTTGCTACCGACTGCCAAGCACCGGTAAGATCGTAGACGAACATCGGCCCACGGTAGTTGTGGTTAGAGGACGTCCACGGATCTACTAGCCCAGACGTGAGCTTCGATTGATTGTGCGGTTCGGTCGGACTAGATGTACTCCCCGCGATGCACATGGGGTACGGAATCTCCGACGCAGTACCGAATCGATTGCCCCACCCGAGGTACGCATTGAAGCGCGAGGTTCCCGAGATGGCGACGAGAATGATACGGTACGAGTTAATGTTGATGTAGTAGGAGATTGCCGAATTGCTGCACAGCAGATAAGCTCCGGCTTGGAGGTTGGTATCTACCGAATCGTGAAGCCCGGGGGACAATCCCGGCTGTTCACTGAACGGCAATCCTGCGCTGTAACCGGTCATCCCGTGGAGTTCGAGGTTGTAGTAACCCGTACCACTGAAGGTACGCCACCCGATGTAGATGGAATCAGTTCCTGACCCGCTACCAAGGAGGACGACCTCGCGTTCGCTTCCGCTCCAGGTCTGATCCCGTTGAGTAGTCCACCCATTCGCAGCAAAGGTCAAGTTGAAAGTCGCACCAGAGCCACCAGCCGGACTAACCGACCCCTGAGCAACGGGATCACTGGGATCTACCGTGTAGATGCCTTGATTGAAGATTCGAGCAGTTGCTACGGCTGACCCGCTCAGAGTTAGGACCTCGATCTGAGCAGCAATGCTGAACGTCCCGCCAGTTAGGGTAATGATGTCCCCGACACTGTACCCAGTCCCACCAGCTGCTACGCTGTCGATGCTCACAAGGCTATGACCTGTAGCCGCAGCAACGAGGACATTGGAAAGATCGATGTGCGCAGTCGACGCACCAGAGATCGAGCCCTTGATCATCCCAGGGTACTCCTGACAGCGTTGCGGTTTCTCGAGATTACATTGACGATAACCTGCTCGCCCTTCTTGGACTGCATGGCTTCGGTAATCTCGTTCGGGTCAGTCACATTGACCACACGGACGTTGACAACAGGAGCAGCGGACTCGTTCTCTTTCTGTTGCTTAGGGGTCTGAACGGTCACACGCTCGCCGGGAGTGAAAGACATCAACGCGGTCTTACTATCAGTACCACCAGACCCGCCGACAGTGAAGTCATTTCCTCGCGCACTTTCGATCATCGGAAGGCCCATAGCAGACGGGCTCCCCGTAGGAACGCTTCCAGGAACTGCAGCGCTTCCCCAGATGCTCCCGAAGGCCTTCAGCATCGCCATACGGAGCATGAGGCGTGTAACGTCCTGGAGTACGCTATCGACAAATCCCGAAAAGTTCAACTTACTGTTAGTCGTAAACTCGGTAAGCGTATTCTCGAGCCCACTGAAGGCGTTGGTCATGACGCTAGCAGCAACTTGAGAGACATTCATGATGTCTTGCTTGACCTGCAACAATCCGGCGGACAGCCCGGACTGAAGCGTATTGGTAAGCATCAACCCTTGAATGTTGACTGCATCCATCGCCTTAGAGTATTCGAGTGCAGTGATCCTACCCTGCTCGTACAGAGCATTGAGTGCTGCCTGACGAACCTCAACCTCCATCATGGGGTTCTTGATGTCGTCGTAAGCCTGAGCTTGGTCTCGTGCGATCTGAAGAGTACGAAGGGCAGCATCCGCCATCGCAACTTCCCACGGATGAAGCTTGCGATCGAGCGAGTCCCGAAGTTCGAGGATACCGTTCTGAATCTCGTACTCGCGGGATGATAGCTTTAGCATTGCGATTTCTTCGCGCTTACGAGCAAGCCACTCCCAGAACGACTTTCCTTTGTCCTTCTTTCCTTTACCTTCCACAGGAATGTTGGTATCGTGTGGCGGCTCAGGAGGTTCGACCGGAGTCTTAGTAGGAGGAGTAAGGTCAGCGATCTTGTCTTTCGTTCGCTGGATGACGAGGTTGTTAGCATCGTCGATGATCTTGTTGAGCCCAGCACTAAGGCCGTTCTGAGCCTGGAATTCCCACCCCTCGACAAAGGCCTTTCCGATATCAGCACCTGTCTTGACGAACTTCTCCGGGGTGTCCTTGGGGATCAGGCTCTCGTAATTAAGCGGCTCAATGAGTTTACCGCCAAGCTTTCCGGCTACGTCGTTCCACTTGTCGATGACCCAGTTCATCGCCTTGCCAAAGTTCGTAATCACTACCGAGGAAATCTTCACCCATTCATGACGCCAGGTTTGTTCCATCATCGTTCCTAGGACTTCCCACGAACGATGGAGGCCTCTGAACAACCCGACGAAGCCATCAAACACTTTGAGCACAGAATCAAAGGTAGCAAGGATGAAGGTAAGAACCCCGCTCAGGATTCCAGGGATGCTGATCTTGACGCTGCTTGCGACCCCAGTCCATCCTTCCCTGATGGCATTGAAGAAGGACTCAAGGCGTTGTCCGACGACGATGGCGAAGTCTCTGAAAGTAGCAAGGCCGGACGAGCCGATCGTTAGCTTATCGCGGAACAGGACGAGTAGCGAGATAAGCGTCGTAATGGCTACAATCCACACGGTAGCGGGATTCTTAGCCATGACGAGCCTCAGAGCCTCGAGTCCTGCCCTCATCTTAGTACTAGCACCGTAGGCAGCCAATAGCCCCACAGTCATTACGCCGAGAGCGGCAGTGAACGAGTCCGCGTTCCTTGCTAGAAACCTGATGACATCGGCTATACCTTCGAAGGACTGCCGAAGCAGGTTCGTCGCTCCAACATCGCCAATCTTAATCAGCAGTGCGGTAAAGGACACGCGAGCCCTATCGATAGCACCAGCAAGGCTGTCATTCATGAAGTTAGCCATCTTCTCGCCAGCCCCGTTAGCCTCCTCATTCAGTTTAGTATATTCCTTGATCTTGTCAGCGTACTCGTCCATGATCTTGCCAGCAGGACCGCCACGCTGCCCAAATAGGTTGAGGAACTTACCAACGTCGTTGGTCTTCTTACCGATCCTTTCGATCGCTGTCGCGAGACCTACGGTAGAAACCTTAACGTCGTCGGTACTCAAACCCAGAGCCTTTAGCATCTTGATCTGAGTAGCATTAGGTCCTTCAAGAGCTCCGATGACACGACGCAAGCCGGTACCTGCCATACTAGACTTGATGCCAGCATTGGACATCGCAGCAAGTACAGCAACAGTTTCTTCGATGGACTGGTTCGTGCCCTTAGCCGAGATAGCTACGAACTTCAACGACTGGGCGAAGTCCCTAACATCAGCGTTCGAGGCGTTCGCCGACTTAGTGAGAACGTCAACCACACGACCGGCCTCACGAGTCTCCATCTTGAAGCCGCGAAGGACGCTGGTCATGATGTCAGCGGACTCGCCGAGGTTCAGTGCGCCGGCTTGAGCGAGCTGGAGCGTTCCGGGCAACGATTCCATAGACTCGTTCGCACTGAACCCGGCTTTCGCTAGGATCGTAAGACCGTCAGCTGCCTGGGTAGCGGAATACCTGGTAGTCAGACCCATCTCAAGAGCTGCGTCACGCATCCGCAACAACTGCTTATCGGACACGTCGCCAGTACTCATCAGGACGGCCTTCAGGGTAGCCATCTGCTGATCGAAATCTGAGAGCACCTTGACGGTCTGACCGATCGCGTGAGCAAGAACTGCCCCAGCGAACATGCGCTTAAACAGCTTCGCAAGCCTACTCGACTGTGTCTCGAGTCTCGTAAGACTCTTCTCAACAACGGCAGCGCCGGCTACCGCCTGGGTAGGATCGACAACTACGACGACGGGAAACTGGTTAGCCATCGCTAGTCGGCTTCCTCTTGGCTTCCCATTCCAGGTACGCCTTGTCCATAGCCATGATTACCTGGATAAACATCTTCAGTACGTCCCACTCAAGGCCGTGGAATTCTCCATACTGAATGATGTCCCTCCACGGTATTGGGCCAGGCTTCCACCCAAGGCTACGACATGAGCTGAGCTCGAAAAAGGCTGAGAGGTAGAACTCGTCACCAGGCATGAGTTGTGGCTCAGCTGCAGCCCACGAAGGGACCGGCAATCCCCTTTCGATTGCAGCTTCAACCATGAACCCTTTGTCGTGGTACTCAAGTTCCCACTTCAGCCTTTCTACGAGTTTCCCGACACTTCCTCCGGGGTCGTCTCCGACGGGATGAAGTTCTCGATCTCCATCGCGAAGGTACGAACCTCGTCGAACAGCCAGTCAGGAAGTTGGTCACAGAACGCACGCACGTTCTCGGGGGTGGCCTCGACTTCCTTCCCATCCGAGCCGCGGACACGACGCCACCCACGAATCACGAATCGCGGATAGAGTTCGCGGTCGTTGTCTCGATTCTCCTTGATCACTGCCGCGTTGACGAGACTTGCCGCAGAACGAGTACGACCCTTCCGACTCATGCGAAGGAGCTCGTTGAAGTACGGCTTGTTCACCTCGTTCGCGGGTGCGAGGATGAGCACGGGCTCACCCTCGACCCTGTACAGCGTCAGCTCAGCAGTCATCTCCGAGTTGATTGACAGCCTCTTCAAGTTGTCGAACATTGGGGTCTCCTCCTACTCCCGCTTACGGCAGGTAGCCGAACAGCGAGATGCCGATCGAGGTCCCTAGCGTCGGGTCTTCGAACGCCATCGCCGGGGTGTTGATGAGAACCGTCTCGTTCTCAGGGAACTCCTTGTCACCGCCACCGAGAGTGACGGCAGGAAGGTCGAAGAAGAGACCGCCATCATCGTTCTTCAGAGCGAAGTCGATGGTGACAGTCGTGTTGTCGCGGATTGCTGCCGTCACGTCGGTATTGGTGAACAGCATCTGAGCATCCACGTCCACCTCGAAGTTACCGGTGTTCATGAAGGCAGCACCGAGAACTCCGATGACCTTCTCCGGACTCACGTTGTTCTTGATCGTCAGCGTGAGCTTCTTGAAGTAGGTCGAAAGACCGGTCTCGTCGACTTTCGTGACGCGCAGGCGAGCGACGTCCGAAGTCGTGTTGAAGGCCACAGTCTGCTTCGGGAGGATGGGAGAGTCGGCGTTCGTCTTGCGGGTAGTCGTCGCCGCCTCGGTATCCGTCCCGATGAAGCCGAAGGAGATCGTAGCCTTGTCCGTCAGCGGGAGGTCGACCGTCATCTCGTTGCAGTAGTTGCCGATCGAGTACTCGTAACCGTCAGTTCCGACGCCGCCGAGGTCGGGGTACGCACCTTCGAACTGGAAGCTGCGTTCGATGTAGTCACCGTCATCGACGGAGACGTTGCGCAGGAACTTCCCGAACAGGAGCTGGATCGTCTTCGTCGCTCCGCTGTCCGTAACGAAGGTCGTTGCCTTCTTGTCCAGCGTCAGGAGGTGAGCAGCGATAGCGGTGACTCGGGCGAATCCCGTATTCGCCGCGGTAGCGAACTGGGTAGCAGCCGTACTACCACCAACCCAGATCGCCTGGCCCACAGTCAGGCCGAGCGTCGTGAAGTCGAGTGTCGTCGAGGTCAGATTGCCGCCCGAGTTGACGGTGATATCGCCAGCAGCACCCTGCACACCACAGACCTCGAGAGTCGCGTTGGCCGGAGGAGACGCCTCGGCGGTCAGGCCGGACGTCTTGACTTCAGTCGCCGTACTCGACGCACCGACGACCTTGAGACCGTTGTTCGCGGCAGTACTGAAGCCGCGAGCGAAGACCAGGGTGTACTGAGCGAGAGCGCCGCCGGCAGCAACGGTGTAACCCGTGGAGGTCACAGCCGTCACGTCGTTGGTCTCCATCGGGCCGAACTTGATCGGGCCGTTGAAGGATGCGAAGACGAAGCCTTCGGCGAAGTCCAGGAAGTGTTCCATCGTCAGGTCAGCATCGAGCCCAGCTTCGCTGTCGAGGTCGGTGATCGATCCCTTCCTGCGCTGGCGATTCTTCGAGATCGGATTGCGGGCAACGGTGCCCAGCTTCGGACCGAACGCGGTAATCGCGTTGGGTTCAACGAGCTTCCACACCGGACTCCCAGCCAGTACGCCCAACGAAGCTTCGATGGCGTAGGCGAGAGAGACGGTGTTGGTGGCCACACGACTCATCGGTTACTCCTACTTCGTCTCGTCGTAAGTGAAGTTCACCACGACATTGCCTCTCGCCCACCGACCGTTCGGCGACAACTCGAGGATAGTCCCGTCGTTGAACATGACTTGTTCCAGGTTGCGGCCTTCGTAGAGGTCGAGGGCGGCCTTGGTCAATTCATCCAACCGAAGGAGACCCCGGTCTACGGTGGAATGAACCTCAACCACGACCGCACCTCGACGACGATAGACCCTGCTTCCCACAGGACCCAGGGTCCACTGACCGCCGACCTGGTTCCTGATAGTCAGTCGAACCCAGGCGTCGAGGTTCTCAGTCTCCAAACGCTCATTGTCGAAGGAGTACGGGACAGCCGGGGCTGGCGGATCCCACTCGTCGATAAAGGCTTGGTGAATGATTCGACGTGCCTGGTTCTGTGTCACTCCGACCTCAGTACCTAGTCCTAGCCTTGGCGACTTCGATAGCGTCCTCAACGAACTCGGGAGGAGCCTGCATCGACGGTGTACTGTCGCTGTTCAAGATACCGATGTAGGGGACATTGTTGATCAGGTACAACTCCCCTTTAAACGGGTCCCATCCTTGAACAACTCCTAACGAACGATGGCCAGCATCGTAATCAACCTGCGCACGACTACCAACCACGTCCGTTCGCGGCTTGAGACTGAAGATCCAGTTACTCACCGCATGTTCCGTGTCGATCGGTGTGGTCATATCCAGCTCCTCATGGATAGCCATCGCAAGCTCACGCGACTTACGTCGAATGTGCCTGTGAAACTTATCCATTATGGAGATGGTAACGGTTCCCACCTCTACTCCTCGTCAGGCTCGATGTCACCTTCAGGGTCATCTTCAGGATCCGCCAGGACCACTTCGTCGATCTCTTCAGGATCGACCTCGACCTTGACGACCTTCTCCTGGTTGATCTCGACGGGCTCGACGGCCTTGCGCAAACGCTTGGCCTCCTTCGGGAGTACCCGAAGAATTCGAGTTCCGTCTTCATCCACGATATACCATTCCCCCTTCTCGGGGTTGATGATGTCGTGGATCTCAGGGTCGAATGTGGCGAGACACGGGGTTTCGTCAACCCCACCCCCGCCTCCGGTGGAAACAACCAACTCCTCCTCGGTGAGGAAGTTGTTGTTCAGGTTGCGCCCTTCATACAGCTGCCGAAGCTTCCGGACGGAGCAGGACAGCTGACGCCAGGGGAATTCGTCGCCAGCCTTGTAGTCCTTGCCGGCGAACCGGAAGGGCTTGCTGACGACGAATTTCCCGCCGGGCGTGAAAGGCTGCCGCATATAGCTCGACATGTCGGACAGCCTCCTCAGGCCGTCGCCGTTAGGCGACAGCAGTGGCGAAGTAGGTGCCGAGGTCGGCGGAGATGACCTTCTGAGTCATCGCCATCTCGATCTCGACGCGGTCGACCTTCTTCTGCTCGATCCGGAACTTGCTGATGCGACCACCCATCGCACCAGCACCCAGGAGACCCGTCCAGCTGAACGAGTAGCCCGCCGAGGGGATCATGAGACCCGGCGACGGAGCGACGTACAGCAGGAGGGCGCCCTTGCCGCCGATGAAGGCGTTGGACTCAGCAGCACCTTCGACAGCGCTGTTCTTGATGCCCTCCATCACATAGACGTTGGGGATCTTGAACAGGTTGGCCAGGTCGCTGGCATCGATCTGGGCCGGGCGGCCGGGAGTCTGGCCGTACTTCACACGGTCGATGATGTCCGGGTGATCGTACAGCTTGTCCGCGACCTGCGGGCCCAGGACCAGCGTGTTCGGCTTGAAGCCGGTGCGCAGGAGCATCGCCGTCTTCTCGGCACGGATGTCCTCGATCGGCGTCGAAGCAGCGTCGTTCCACTGAAGGAACTCGATGCCATCGACACCCGAGGCGACGCCGGTGCGGGCGCCAGTCCAGATGGACGTGCCGAAGTAGGCCGTAGCCCACAGGATCTCCCGCTTCAGCAGGGCCTTGTAGGAGACGAGCTCCGTGGCTTCGCGATCGGCGTTCAGCGGGGCGTCCTGGTTGGCACGGCGCTGATCGTCGATGTCGTGGTGGAAGGCGTAGACCGGGGCGAAGTAGTTGTCCGTGGACAGCTTGTATTCGCCGCCGGCGCTCTCGGTTCCAGGACCACGGATCTGCATCTCGTCGCGGTTGAAGTAGCCGCGATCGTACAGGTAGTACTGGTCACCCTGCTTGGTGACGGGAATGTTGGGGAACACCTTGTCCGCAACGAATCCCTCGGCAGACTGCATGTACGCGATGGAGATGTTGGTCAGCGGTCTACTGACATGGACATCACCGGGAGTCGGATTCATCGGTTCACTCCTTCATGCCTACGGCGTAGGCGGTTACGCCGTTAGGCGGAGACGTCCTGGTGGGTGAGCAGCAGCGACAGGATCTGGCCATCGTTGGCCGCCGTAAGCGTCCAGCCGAGGACGAAGTCACCCGTAGCCGCCGTCTCGACTCGACCGTCAGCACCGGCCGTCACCTTGACGCCGGCGGTCAGCGTGTCACCGGACATGGCCTTGCACACGCCGCCGACAGCGACGGTCGCAGCCCGACCAGCCGCAGCGGGGTCGTTCTGCAGGATGCCGATGCAGTCGACCCCCTGCGAGGCGATCACCTCAGCCTGACCGCTGGTGTTGACCTTCACGCACAGGTACTGACCCGTGGTGGAGTAGTCGGCAGCGGCAGGCAGGGTGATGCACTGAAGACTGTTCTCGTACATCTTACCTCTCCTTCTCTCTGTTCACGGACACGATGACGAACGAGGCTACAGCTTGGCGTAGAGCGCAGCGCCCTCGTTGGTCTCCAGGACCTCGGCGTAGGCCTTCTCGAAGGTCAGGCCCTTCTCCTTCGCGCGAGCCTTCGCCAGCGCATCGAGCTGCGCCTCGGCATCGCCGACGGGCGAAGCCGCAGTGCCGCGCGAGCCGAACGCCGCGGACATCGCGTCGTTCCCGGCCTTGATCAGCTGGCCGATGCTCGTACGGACAGCTTCGTCGGAGATCCCGTTGATCGCCTTCAGCAGGGCGACCTTCGCGGCCTTCTCGCCGGGCAGGTTGCCCAGCTCGTCGTCGGCGCGCTTCTCGAACTCCATCGTGTCGGCGCGTTCCATCGCCGCCTTCGCGATCTTCCGGTCCTCGTCGTTCTGCTTGGCCATCGAGACCAGGCGCGGGTCGTCGTTCTTGCGGAACTCAACGCCGTCCGCAGTCGTGTAGACGACCGGGTTCGCCGCAGCAGCCTTCTCCAGGACGTTCGCACGAGCACCGCGATCCATCTTCAGGAACGCTTCCTGCTCGTCGCCGGGCAGCGAGTTGTAGTGAGCCTTCTCGAGGTCGTTCAGCTTACCGAACGCCTCGGCTCGGGTCGCCCGGGCCAACGCGGCCTCGAGCTCGACCTGAGCCTGTTCCAGAGTCTTGTCCATCTGGTCCTCCCGCTTGTTCGTGTCATCGGTCGTCGGCTTCGAGTCATCGGGAGGAGTACCATCGCCAGCAGCTGCGGCCACAGGACCCTTCGCTGCGGTCACGATTGCCTGGACTTCAGCCGAGAACTCGGCGAGAGCCTCAGTAATCGCGGCCTTGGTATCCGGGTATTCCTCCGGATCTTCGATGATCTCGCAGATAGCCTCGCGAAGAGCCGCTTGGGTATCCCACAGACCATCCAGTGCCTGGCGAACAGCGTCCTCCACCTTGAGGTCGCGAAGAGCCTCGACGAACGCCCCCTTGGCGACGGCGAGATCGTCTCGCTTCATCAGCACCATCTTCGCGCCGGCTTGAGCGGGACGATCGACGCTGCTGATTTCGCTGAGCTTGAACTTGTGGAGAATTCTACGCATCGGCAACTTCCTCCGTGTGCTCCGGAATCCTCGATCCGCCGATGGAGAATCCCGTATAGGTGCCATCCCGGAATTTCTCGAGGATAGCAGGGTCGCTAGGCTTCAGAGCGATCATCAGCCCGGTCTGCGAGGTGGTGATGCCGAAGGCCTTAGCAACTTCCTCAGTCATTGGCCAGGCAAAAAGGATCGTACCCTTACCTTCGCCAATGTGCATTTCCTTGGAGAGCCGGCTATTCATCATGAAGTCGACGGTGCTCTCCATCATCGATTCCTCCGGGATATGGTCTCCCTGGGTATCGAAGTACGGTTGACCGTCGATCTTGCAGATGATAGCCCACCCAAGAACTAACCCGAGGGTCTCGTCAACCTTCAGGACTCTTGCGTGGTTCTCGGTGTCTTCCGTGAATTTGAGGAGATATGCATCGACGATTGATGCACCGGGAATCTCCGGAGCGTTCGTCAGGTGCTCACAGGACATGCCAACGACCCGATTTCCAACCGATTTCAAGATCGTGGCGGTTCTACTGCGATTGGTCTCCACTACAGTTAGGCCAGTAGCCTTGATAGCCGGGATATGAGGGACTGACTTCGTCGTCTTGTAAGGACCCTCGTTCCCGGCAAAGAAGCAGATCGTGCCACCGTCGATCTCAGTGAAAGCTGACTGAACCCCGGCCTCGAGGAACTTCTTAGACAACTCATCCACCGACTCGTCAGAAAAGGCCGCGATGACGTTCGGCCCAAGCGAGATGTCAATCACCTCGGGGATGGTGACATCTCCTACTGGAGAGGCCTTGATGTGACCATGTTGACGCAGGATGCGGTGAGACCACCGTAGTCCCTCGAGGCCTCCCTGGCTATTCCAATCGTCGGCCTTGGAGATCATCTCCTCAGACCGAAGAAAGGCATACATCAGCCGAAGGTCGCTGACTGTGATCGGCCCGCGATCTAGCCGAACCTGAGCCTGGCTATGATCGCGTTTTCCGATAGTCTCGATGACGGCCATGGGAGGCCTGAAGGTGCGTCGGTTGTCCATCCTACATCCCCAGGCTTGCGTCGAAGTAAATGATCCGCGCAACAGCCGTCACGTTCATCGAGGAGGTTGCACTGATCCCGGCATCTGCGACACCGATATTGAGGTAGACCTTCGTGGTAGTCACAGCATCGAAGAGAGTGAGAAGCAGGGGGTTGGTAGCTTCGCCGGTATTGGTACCACCGGAGAGGACGAAAGACCCGGCACTGCTGAGCATGCTGATCTCGTTGCTGTCGATCGTCGCATTGGCAGTTGCGGCGGTACCAAGGCCAAATGAAACTACTGCAGTCGCAGTAATCCCGGCAGCAACGCTGTTGACAGTGAAGTCGAGGAAAGCCCCAAGCAGGACGATCCTCGTTGCGGGAAGGGTCATCAGCTCGACTGCGGCATAGCCCCCACCGGCCCCGCCGGTGTCAGTTATTGCCACGTTCACGGCATCGAGCCGGACGTCCTCGATTCGAGGAAGGAGGATCCCGCTCTTGTGGGTAGATGAAGCATGGAAGCCGGTCGGCGCTTCTCCGACCTCGAAGGGAGCTCCCCTGAAGAGAGCGTTTTTGAAGTCGGCCCGGTTTCTCGTCGTGTTCACAGCTTCCTCCTCGCACCAATGGTACGTCTCGCACCAGCGCTTGTCAACTTATTACCGCACCTGGCATGAATAAGTTGCTCCTGCCGGGTCCCTGGTAACAGTGATGACAGTCCAGTCCCGTCCTTCTACCCTGATGCGATCTCCTGGAAGTGGGGCTACGGGAATAGAGTCCCCAAGAATTATGGCTTTTCTGTCGTGAACCTGAATCAGGGTACCGTCGATCTGACTAACCCGATAGGAACTGAGGAACCCCTTAGCCGGGTACTCAGTACTTATCGGGTTGATCCCAGCAGTGGTATCTCCACGAACACCGCTCTTTACCCTGATCAGGACGACAGGAAACAGCAGGCCACCGAGGGCCTGACGAACCTGACGCGCAATTCCTGCCTTGAGAATATCCGGCATTAGTAGCCGCCTGTCAGGTCGAAGGTTGAACTAAGCCCGGACTCGTTGTCAGCCCCGCTGATGAACGGCCCATTGTAGGAGGATCCGGCCAACCACAGGCCGATCAGTTCGGTAATGATTACGGAGAACCTCGAGCCAGTCTTACCGCGGATATATTCGACCTCCACAGTATCAGCCTTGACCTTCTTGATGTTAGACCCGGAGTTGTCTGAGTTCTGAAGGTCAGGGTTGTCGATCAGCGACAGAGCGAGTTCACAGGTAGCATCGACAATCTCCTGTGGAACAGTAGCATCGCTCAGCGCATTACCGTCGCGGTCAGTAAGCCCACTACGAGGCCACTGAAGGACCTGAGACGGACTGGCCTTAGAGCCGCTCCATCGCTGCCGATCCAACATTCTAGTGGCAGAAACGAGGGCTGCCTCACGAACAGCGGTATCTGCGTCAACCCACGCGGCCCCATGAACCGCGAGGGAAAAGTAGTCAGAGGCGTCAGCTACACTGATGTAGCTATTCTCCCCCACCGTCAACGGCATTGTTTCCTCCAGCACCGTCTGCGGGTTGATTGATAGCTTCAGCCTGAAGCGCGCGCTGCTCTTGTTCCTGCTGATTGATCTCCTCGATGAGATCGTCGGGGATTCGAGACAACCCGAGCAGATCCCTGATCTCGTTTACAGCAGGATCCTTGAGCGAGAGTTTAGCGCCGGCAGCCGCCAGGTCCTTTAGAGCCTTTGTGACCTGCTCAACGTCCCTGAACTTGATCGCCTCAGGACTCAGCGTCGGCATCAACTCTTCGGGAAAACCGTTGAGAAGCCAGATCGGCTTAATCACGTCTTGACGGAAAGCCTCAGAAAGCTCCATCAGCGTGGAATCCACGATCAGGAAGAACACGTTAGTCTTGTCACGAGCAAGCGCGTAGGAGCCGCCAGAGTTCTCGCCTAGCAACAGCTGTTCCACACCAAGGAGGATGGCGATACTTCGCGTCACGCGCTGGATAGCACGGGCGATGTCAGTCAGTGAAGACTGGTCGCCCTTGAGTAGCTCAAGATCCCATTGCTTGACGTTGCTAGGTTGACCCTTCTCGTCAAGTGTCTGGTAAGTCAGCGAGTCGAGGATGAGGCCAGTATTCTCGGACCGGATGTGGTTGGTGATGAAGTTCTGGAAGTTTGTCTGCCACTCAGTCTTCTGAGCTTCGGTGATAACATTGTCCTTCACCATCTGCTCGAGAGCTGCGATCGGTGCACGACCGATGGGAATACCACGAAGGTCCGAGTTGAACCCGCCGGCCTCTAGCTTCTCGTAGACCTTGAGTCGTTCGGCATATGGGTAGATATGACGAACCAGGCCGACGCCCTCAGGGCTATCACTCAGACTATCATCCACGAGGTAGACCAGTTTTCTGCGAGGCAGGTAGATTCTTTCCCCGGTCTGCGGAGACGTCTGAATCATCCCGAGGACCGTACCAGACGGGGCAAGGTCCCATTGTGTGATGGTAGACTGCGGTCTTACCATCATGTCTTGAAAACCGATCTTACCGTCACTACGACGCTTTGCCTGCCACTCCTGAGCACTGAACCCGTAGAAGCGATACATCGATGACCGCCTGGCAATCCGGCGGAACGGGGTATCGATGTCAGCGATGACGGATTCTGTGAACTCCGCAAGTTGCTTGGCTTCAGGAGAGTCGTTTGCCGGACTTACTGCCCAGGTAGCCTTGGAGATGAGGTTCAAGAAGTACCGAACTCCAGCACCGACGATTCCCACGTTGACTAGGGTATCGGAGAACTTCGTGTACTTCTGGGTACCAGTCAACTGCGAGTTGGCTTCACGTTCCTGGATATAGCCGCCGTATACAGCTGTACCAGGAGCACCGACCATGTCGAACTTCCGTGAAGACTGGACGTCTGCACTGCCCCGAACGCTAGGATCAATTCTGTCAGCCATGGACTATCACTTCCTGTGGAGCAGCCGCAGGGTGGAAGGTTCGCTTGGGGATTAGCTCGGAAAAAGCCCGACTGGAAGCATCCACCTGATCCTTGAACTTGCTGAACGGGAAAGTACAAAGCTCGTCTAGGTATTCCTCGTTCCAAAGCGCACGAAGGATCCGCACATTACCAGCCTCAGCCTGGGAGGCCATCGGAGTCGCGCGTGTTTCCTTGTCACCTGTCTCCGGAGTAAACCGTACGATGTAACCAGCCAACATACGGGTCAAGTACTTAGCCTGCGATTTACCGGCCTGCCCGGGATCCTGTGGCCCGCTAATCCGGACTCTAATGCCGTCCCTAGCCGCAGTATTCTTCATGAGCTTTTCTACCTTACCAGACGTAGCCTTGATTCGGACTACATCTTCGACGTAGAAAAAGCCGTCAGGAGTTCGGCTCATTAGAACACCGCAGGTATAAGCCGACCCTCTTTCTTCCGTCCCTGCAAGGTCCCACGCACGCACGAGGGTACGAGGTCCACCAGGAAGTGCGTCAACGATCTCAAACCATTCCTTCTTGAACATACCGCCGCCGCGAGGCGAAGGCCTCTGCTGAAACTGAGAGGCTACGGCATACGGGCCAAGTACAGCCTTATCTCGTTCAACGACGGCGGCGGTCATTCGATCTGGCCAAAGCAGTTCGCCGTCCTCAGTACGAGGATCCTCGAAACCGATGGAGGTATAGCACTTGCGTTCAGGCTCATACTCCATCGGGAGCATCAAGTGTTCGTAACCGAGCTCTTTTTCAAGGATGTATCCCGAGATATCGCTAGCATGCACTCGCTGCATAATAACGATAATTGAAGACTTCTCGGGATCACTCATACGAGTGGGAACAGTCTCCGTAAACCACAGCAAGGCAGCGATTCGTTTCGCGTCGGACTCGCCATCCTTGATGTTGTGGGGATCGTCGATGATAAACCGATCTCCTCGTTCACCGGTACCAAGGCCGCCCACAGAGGTAGCGATCTTGAAACCGGCAAAGTTGGTATCAAACCTCATCTTCGCGTTCTGGTCACCGACCAGTTGAAAGTGCTTTCCCCACAGTCGCTGATACCACTCAGACTGGATGAGGTTTCGGCAGCGTCGGTTGTCACGGACAGTCAGGTCATTGGAGTAGGAGGCCGAGACGTAACGGAGGTCCGGCCGCTTTCTCGGCCCCCACTCCCACGCTGGCCAGAATACCTCTGTCGCCAGAGACTTCATACAGCCAGGAGGGACGTTGATAAGCAACCGATTCAGTTGCCCATTGGAGACAGCTTCAAGATGCTCACAAACAGCATCGATGTGCCAACTACTTACGAAGTCTCTACCAGGTTCTAGTATCTTCCACGAAAGCTTGATGAAAGCCCCGAGACTCTGCTCTGAATCTACCCGATCAAGCTCATCCAGCACCTTCGCCGGACTCAGCTTGTCGAGCGATAAGCTTTCTAAGCGCATCACGCTCTTCCTGAGTCAACTGAGAAGCGTCGATCTCGAGCGAGGCATTGTCGCCCACTTGCTCATGAGACTGAACGTCTCGCTGGCCAAGGTACTGTTTTCCTAGGAAGATAGCCATCGCAGCGTTGGAGCTACCGAGTCGCATCTGCTTCCGGCGGATGGAGATTTGGCCAAGTCGAAGGCCTTTCTCCCAAGCACGACGAGCTTCTTGATCCTTGGCAATCAACTGCTTGAATTGACCGACCCGGATATCGAGGAAAGCCGCAGCCTCACGGTAGGTGCACTGCAAGCGCCCTAACCGTTCGATATCCTTAGGATCTACGAATATCGTCTTCATGGCCAAGACAACATATACCGTTAAGCTAGCGATGTCAATAAAAAAAGTGTCCTTGACAACGAGGAAATTCTTTGATATTATTGAGTGTCGATCAAACGCGAAAGGACAAGTCGATGGCTCGCCGACGCATGAAGCAGAAGAAGATCAGGAAGCTCGGTACGGAGGAGCTCAATCGTCAACAGTTCACTTCCGCTGCTACCTCTGGCCCGTTAAATGCCGATCGATTCGGGTTCGTCTCGTCTAAGAACGGTAAGGTCGATGTTTGCGTCTTCTATGCAAGGTTTGCTGCGAAGATGTATCTAGACCTTATGATCGGCGATGACGAGATCGAGTGGATCGGTGACTGTATTCAGACGTCACGAGACGTGTTCATCGAGCCATCCGCATGTCAGGATCTTCGTGACATCCACGATCACAAGGTAACCTACGACGAGGACCGGTACTTCAAGTTGAACCAGGAGTACCACGACAGGGCTAGGAACATTCGAAGTGATAGCTTTGCAAAGGCTTTCATCGAGGGATCCACCCACAAGGCGATTCGACGGCACTCCCGTAAAGGGATGACCCTCATCAAGACGATAGCAGCTGAAATGAAGATGGATCCACGAGAAGCCCGAGGGATCCTTCGATCAGTGATGGAGAAACCCACCCATGGATGGGCATGGCGAACGGAGGCCGAAGTTGCCAAGATCAAAGCTATCCTCTCCGGCATCGATCTATCCCGACACATCACTGTGGACTTCTCTCGAGACCGCCATGCCTAGTATTACGAGAGAACTCAAAGAGGAGATCACTCGTGCGATCCTTGACTGGGCAATCAGGAAGCACTTCAGCCTCAGTGTCAAGGATCCATTGCCAACGCCAGACGAGGTCAACGGGGATGATGTCAAAACTATCCTCGCTTACGCCCATTCCATCAAGACTATCGACGACTTCCTGGCTATGAAACACGATTTCTAACTAGTAGAAATGGTGGTTGACGCGGTCTTATCAATCTTGTATGATTGATCTGTCAACGAAACTAGTCGTCTTACGCGGGAGGATAAAATGGCAAAACAACTCAGCAGACCCAAGCGTATGCAGGCTGCCGTAGACAAGATCCGCGACGGCCTCGACGAACTTCATGAACTCTCCACCGAGTACCAGGACTGGTACGACAACATGCCCGCGGGACTCCAGGACGGGGCTACGGGCGAGAAGGTCCAGGAGGTCGCGCAGCTGTTCAACGATCAGGCCGACAACGGGGATACCGCCCTGGAACGAGTCACCGACCTGATCTCCACACTCAACGACGCGGCGGACGAACTCGAGGGCGTCGCCGACGAAGTCGAAGGCGCAGACCTGCCCCGCGGCTTCGGGAGGGACTAGGCCATGGCGCACGAAGTCGAATCCATGTCCTACTACGGCGAGATGCCGTGGCACGGGCTCGGGAACAAGATCGACCACTGTGACGACCTCGACGAGATGCTCGTCGCCGCCGGGATCGACTGGGAGGTCGAGTTGCGTGCGATCTGGGAAGGATCTCAGATTCGCCCCAACGACCTCGGCGAAGCGATCCCGGGATTCTGGGCCCTGACGCGCAAGACCGACGGCAAGGTCTTCGATATCGTCGGCGATCGCTACACGCCGATGCAGAATCGCGAAGTCATGGAGTTCTTCCGCGACTTCGTCGAGGCCGGCGATGCTACGATGGAGACGATGGGATCGCTCCGCGGCGGGAAGTACGTTTGGGGCCTCGCGAACCTCCACGCGAACTTCACTCTCCCGGGCAACGACAAGGTGAACAACTACCTGCTCGTCGGCAAGCCACACGAACAGGGCAAGTCGGCGATCTTCCGTCGTACGGCGATCCGGGTCGTCTGTCAGAACACCCTGACGATGGCGTTGAGCGATCGTCATGCGATGGAATACCACATGGCGCATCGACGCAAGTTCAAGGGATCGGACGCCGAACGCGCACGCGAGGTACTCGCTCTCGCGCGCGAGGACTCCTACTCCTTTGAGCAGGACGCGAAGAAGCTCCTCGAACTCGAGCTGACCATCGAACAGGTCTTGGACATCATCGTCCCGATCATGTCCCCGAACGCGACGAAGGACCAGGTCAAGGCGATCCGCGAAGGGGACTACACGCCGAGGATCGAGAAGGTCATGGAGAGCTACCACGGTGCTCCGGGCGCGATGCCTGGGAGCGGGTGGGGCGTTCTGAACGCGATCACGCACTACTCCGACCACGTCGCCTCGCGTACCATCGATCAGCGCATGACCAATGCGTGGTTCGGGAAGACCGCGCGTCAGAAGACCCTCGTCCTGTCCGAACTGCTCGCTATGGCGGCGTAGGAGAAGTCATGTTGTGGTTCGTCAAGAACATCATTCGGCCTCGATGGATCATGCACCCGGGAACCGGCGAACTCGGGATCAGGATCTTCGGCGTCAACGTCTACTACTACAAACGGAAGGAACCGATCTTCCTCGTCGGGAGCTGGCGATACGTCCAGGAGAAGGAGTTCGGCAACAGCATCCACCCCATTCCGAGGGATCGCTATGTTCATCCAACCAATGCTCGCTAAGAAGACGAACAACGTCGAACTCCCGGAAAGCGGTTACGTCTTTGAGATCAAGTGGGATGGAATCCGCGCGATCATCGATATCGGGAGGCGTGTCAAGATTTACTCACGGAGTGGCAGAGAGATTACCCGGCAGTTCCCAGAGCTCGTCGAGGCCTTCGAGAGTCAGCCTTTCAATCGTCAAGTCACCTACGATGCAGAGATTATTGTCCTCAAAGAAGGTGTTCCTAGCTTTCCGCACGTCACAAGTCGCCTGCATCTCGGAGATACCGAAGGTCGTCATCATGGAGCGTACGAGAATCCTGCTACGGCGATGGTTTTTGATACGGTACGATTCGACAACGAGGATATCACCCACAGGCAATTGGAGCATCGTCGTCCATACCTGCTCGACCTAGACAAGAATGAACGCATCGAGGTTAGTATCAGTAGTAAGGATCCTGAGAAGATGCTTAAGCATGTGACCAACATGCAGATGGAAGGTCTTATCGCCAAGAAGATCGGGAGTCCCTATCGCGCCGGTCGACGTACCAACGACTGGCTCAAGTTCAAGCTTATGTATGAGGAAATTGTCGAGGTGTACGGGTATACCGAAGGTCTCGGAAAGCGCCAGGGATACTTCGGCGCCCTGCTCATTCGAGGTCTGGATGGCAGTGAGATCGGGAAAGTCGGGACTGGGTTCACGGACGAGGTCCTCGCGATGATGACCTCGAAGCTCAAGGGTCACGAACCCCACACGAAGTCTCCGGGCATCAACCTCCTCGGCATCCCGTTCAAGGCTGTGGTCAAGGGGATGAAGAAGAATTCCTCCGGCGCGATCCGCGAACCTCGCTTCATTCGCCTAGCCTGATCTTCGGTGCGTCCTGTGATTCGTTGCAGGACGCATCGTAGTATTAACCACAGACACGTCCAACGGCGTTTATTGGCAATCTTCTCGCGTGTTTCGTATCGTTCTATGCACAGACGACCCGAAATTGCTATGGATGCCGTAGCAATCTGGGGATTTGCAACGTGTGTCAATGTACGACAAATCCCCAAAGATCGCGCAGAATTAACCCTGGCGCGTCCTAAAACGCCGACTATGCGTCGTTCTGCGCGCAATTCAACGAAGTATCGAGAATTTGGTAGGTCCACCAGCAGCAGCGTGTGTTACAGCAAGGTAACAGGCCCTACCATGGCCGGTATAATCCCAGGTCTGGATAGTCCAAACTCGATCATACGGGTCGCCTGGGTCATTGACCTCGAATAGAATAGCCGTCTCACCGGTCTTATTGATAAGCGAGAGTTGTCCGGAGGTCAAAGCCTGATTATGCCAGCCAGCAGCTGCCGGAGTAGCACTACTGTCGAGGATAGCTGTACCACCTACCCTAATACGGCGATGGTATGAGGCTGCCTTAGTTTTACTGTATCCTACATGGTACCAGTAAAACGTAGCAGCGGAGATAGTATCCGTACCGATAGCTGAAGTGTCGATATTAGCCCAAGCGTAAGAGTTGTTTGGGCCGATACTATTCACGAACTTAGCAAGCATTGTAGTAGCACTATCGGAAGAACCGTCAGTACCAGTGTACCCGTCCTTGTTGCTAGCACCGACAGCGTAATTAGGCACTGCGAGTTCCCTTCAGCGCCAGCGTCACTCGTTGGATAGTAGTAACGCTATTGACGTTGAACCGCAGAATGTCGCCCTTAGCCAGGGAGTGAGATAGGCTACTTGCCTGGTTCTTGGTCGCAGTCGTGATAGACGGAGATAGCAGAACGTCAGCCACAGTGGGAGGATAATTAGCATAGGTATCCTTCCATACGCCAATCTCCACACTGCCGCTTTGATCTGCAAGCATGTCCCAGGCCGTGATGGTCATGTCGTAGGGGACGACGTAGTCACCCTTCTTGTCTACAGTCAGGGTAGCGCCGCCTCCGTCAAAGCAGATCTCGATAGCTGCATCTAGTGCAACCCAGCTCGCCGTCGTCGCGTTGGTCTTAAGCACCTTGCCAGCATTGCCTGTCTGCGTAGGCAGAACCTGATCGGCAGTCGTGCTGTGCGGGTTACTCGTGCTCGCGAGGTGGGTGTCGATCTGCGCGTGCGTGTTGGTCCCGATGTCGCTCAGGACAGTATGCGACTTCGTCGCTAAATCAGCAAGCGACGATCCCGTCTTCGTAACCCCGCTCCAGGCGATCGCACCGTCCTTAATCAACAGTCCATCGACGGTAACACCGTGTGCTGCAGTGATCTCGTTGATGGTGTTAGTCTTGATCAGGCCGCCATTGAGCTCGAGGTTTCCAAGCAACTCAATGGCATGGGATAGGGTGTATCGAAGATTGAACGGATCGAAGAACATGTAGCCAAGCGCGGGATTGCCAACCCCACCAAAGTAGATAGCGCCGATCCCGAGCCCGCCGTCGTAGTTAACGAAGATGTTCTCACAACGGAGATCGTCATTCAGTTTGGTAATCTCGTTGACAGACAGTTTACCGGTTACGGTGATGGGGTCCCCAGCAACTAGCGGCTCGAGTGACAGCAGCTTAAAGGGTCGGTTGAACTCGAATTTGTCAGAAGAAAAGACGTACTTGAGCCTTGCAGGAGTCGTGTACGGGGTCCGAGCACCGGCGAACCTAATCTCCGTATCAACGGCATCCTCGCGAGAATTGATCCTGAAGATGTACGGAGTCAGTTGGACAATCCCGTTAGTAGCGTCGAACTCGAGAGCCCTGTCAGTCAGGCTGCTGAACTTCAGGAGCGGGATGACACCAGTCCCCACACCGGAGGCGAGCAAGGCGCTGATGGCCTGGAAGTCAGTGACTGCAGCATAGTCGGCTGCTGCTCCTACCACAGCACCAGTACGACCATGGACACTGAGCACGTCGTCGGCCCATGTCGTATTGTAGTCGGTACCATTGACCTTACGAAGGGTCTGATTGGTAGTTCCGCCAGCAGGAACACCAGGACCAGCAGGACCGGTTGCGCCCGTAGCACCGGTAGGACCTTGATCCCCTTGAGGACCCTGGGGGCCAGTCGCTCCAGTAGCTCCCGTTGCTCCAGTCGCGCCCGTAGGACCGGTGTCTCCTTGTGGTCCCTGAGGACCTGTAGCACCAGTCGCACCGGTGGGTCCTACAAGCGATACGCCAGCAGGCCAGGTACCTGACGCCTTGGGGCCGAACCAGTAATTGGTAGCTGTGTTGATGTAGTAGTCGCCGTCAGTTCCTTCGGTCGTCGGGTTAACTGTGCCGTGCAGGATCGTCTTGCCGTCAGCACCCGTCGCACCTGTGGCGCCCGTAGCACCTGTGGCGCCTGTAGCACCAGTAGGCCCCTGTGGGCCAGTAGGCCCGTCCGGTCCCTGAGGTCCCACATCTCCCTGGGGACCCTCGAGGCTAATCCCGGCAGGCCAAGCACCGGTAGCCTTAGGACCGAACAGGGTCTTGGTAATGGTGTTGAAGTACCAGTCGTCGTTTGCCCCGATGCCAGCGGTAGGATCGATGATGCCAGACAGCACCTTACTGCCAGCAGGACCTTGAGCCCCGCGAGCGGAAGCCCCGAGGACGTTTACTACCGTCGAGTAGCGGGTAGTAGTAACGACCGCCTGGGCTCCACGGGTGACGACCTGATGCACGTTGCGGTAGGAGCGAATCTCCATCATGCCGTCCGATCGGTGTAGTCTTTCACCGCCGTCAAGGTACCAACACCCTTGGTAAACACGAGCCCGCCGACTTTCTCGACTGACTGAAGGTCCTGACCGTAGTTCCGTGCAGTCAGGAGAGCGGTATCGGCATGGGGTAGGATGAACGTCAGTCGGTTCTTGACGTTGGTCGGATTCAGCGTAGCATTGCCGTCGGCATCTACGAGAATGTCGGCTGGGTTGAGCGCGATCACTGCGTCGGCATCAGCATCGGTGTGGGAGCTCTTGGCTGTGTAGAACCAATTGCGATCGTCGAGGTCCTCAGGGGTTTTAACCCCATCGGCATCTTCATCGTAGAAGATTAGCTCAACTGGTTGGTCGTCGCCGATGACTACTTCGAGGTCGAATTGAAAGCGAGCAGAGGACATGACCACACCTCAGGCATTGGGTGGCGATCGACACCACCCAATATTACCTGGGCACGGCCACCTTGTCAACCGCCGAGAAACACCCTAGTTGCTCGAGGTTGACCCGGCGGCATGGACGGACCGGGATCCACAGTGAACGTCATGCTCCACGGACTGTACTCGCTGATACGCCCATCCTTGTCGATGGCTCGTACTCGCATGGCAGTCGGTACGTTGAAGTCCACAGGAATCACAGCCACGCCTTCGGCTGCGATCGACAACGGTGCAGCAGCCAGCCCGAAGATCGTAGTATCGGCTCCTGCTGCGATCTGGATCTCGTAGTTCTCGATCCACCCGTCGGGAATCAGCATCCGCCCGATGACTCGTCCATCGTCCGTCAGCGAGCCCACAGTGGAGTCAGGCTGATCCCAGCGAAACTCGACGAAGACCTGCTGAGCGGTGGCGACAGTAGCCATCAGGAGTGCCAATAGAAGGACGAGAAGCTTCATTCCTTCCTCCGAACGACGATCTCACCTTCGAACTCAACGTCCAGATCGTCAATGAAGACGTCGAGTGTCACGAGGACCAGGTCGGTAGCAGTCATGTGAACGATGGCACTCTGACAGGGTAGGACCTTGTCATCTGCCAGAATGAAAGTGCCCTGCGGAGTGCCGTCGCTGACGATCCTCACCTTGGCGGTATCATACTTACCAGTGAGGATGGTCTCTCGAAGCTCTTTGTTCACATGGTCACTTCCTCTCGACCAACGGCTGAAGCGTCGTCGGGGTCACACGAAGCGTCAGCGTGCCCGTAGTAAATTCGCGGACGAGCAGACCATCGACGAAGGTTGCCGGCCCGCGAGGTACGCCGAGATATGATAGATCGACCGGAGTCGTCGTGTCAACTGCTGGTTCCATCGGACGCTTCATCTCGACAGCACCATCGTACATCATTGCAACGTATGCAATTAGCCCACGGTCGTACCGATCCTCGATCATGATCGCCGGATCCTTCACTGCCCATCGCCCGTATCGAGTCAACTGCGGCAACGACTGAGGGCCGTAGGCATCGTTGAAAGCGTTGACGTAGCTACCCGTATCACTGCCGTAGAACCACGCGGGGAATCCCTCGACATAGCACCCGTCCACGAGACGCGAGAACGTAGTGTCCATGAGCGCGAGTGACCCGTTGGGAATCAGTCGGAAGCCGGGAGGTAGCAATGAGCGCGCTTGGGCGATATAGTCCCCGAAGGCCGCCCGCAGCGCGACTTGCTCGTCAGTATCTTCCCAGTGACTTACGCCATTACCGTCGAGGTCGAGGTCACCGTCCTCAAAGCTCTCCCAGTACGGCGACTTCAGGTTGGGCAGTGGGACGCTGATGAAGTCCAGCATCGCCCAGTCGAGCCGGTTGTCCCGGACGTAGAATACCAGCTGTTCGATGGCAGCCAGTCGAGCCCGAGGGTCGAGGACATTCCACAGGTAGGCATTCTGGTAAATGGACGCGGTGTCGCCGGTTGTCGTGTGGGCAAGGTACGGCTTCATTGCCTCCCAGTAGCCCCGGGCCCGAGTGTCCAGCGGTGCCTTGACCATCCACTGGCCAATCGAATGTACCGAGTAGTACGTCCCGAGCTTGATCGACGGGTTGACTTGCTTGAGCTGCTTGTAGGCTGTGCGCATGGGAATGTTATCCCACACCCCATATGATACAGCGACGTAGTTGTACGGCGCATGAGTTGCGATCCAGGCGCCAGACGGAATCGGCGCGTTGGACAGCTTCATGAACGCGGTCTGGTGGTAGTCGTTCTTGCACCCGGCGAGGGCGAGTGCGACGAGGACGAGTGTGGCGAGTCTCATCAGTAAAGCTCCTCGGCGAAGAAGTCATCGCGCGGAGTCGAGCCGTCGGAGTTGACAGTCACCATTTGAAGAACGCGGTGGACTCTCTCGCCTATAATTATGCGATCGTTGCCGAGCATCTCGACCGGCTCTTCGACGATCTCATAGCAGCCCTTGCGAGCATACTGCGAGGCGACAGGATTGTTGACAGCAGTAGGTACTAGGAAGAAGTTGACCCGTCGCTCGGCGTCAGCTCGCGTGGCGTACGGCCCACGGTAATGGTTGTCGTCAGAGCAGCAGGTGCATCCCGTACGGCAGTGGATGAAGGTCATGTCCGCTCCCAAGGCTCGAGGTCAAGCGAGTAGTAAAGCGTGAACAGCGGGTGCAGCTTCATGATAAGCGGAAAGGGCTCATCATAGGTTCCACGAGCTATCAGCTTGTTGCGCAGGTGTACAGTCTCGAATTCGACCTGCTGCGACGAGACTGGTATGCGCGGCGTGTTGACATTGAATGTGCCAATCTTCGACCTGTCGAAGTTATAGTGCCTGTAGCCGGCCTCCACACTGAGGAAGTACAGGTAGAGGTTGATTGCTGCGGCCGGGTTCGACTTGAATCGATCGAGCTGCGGGTGGCTAGTATAGCCGACAGTACGACCGTCGAGCACCGCCTGGGCCAACAGGGCCTCGCGCCAGCACGCGACTAGTCCCTTGTTGTCGAGGTGGCACGGATGTAGACTCCACAGACGCATCAGTAGCTGCCTTGAATGAAGGTGTAGATCGCGTTGTGGTGGATGTCGGAGTTGTCAATGAGCCTGATGAAGGCCTCCTCGCCGTACACGGGAGACAGGCTCTGTGAGAGACGTTCCTCGTTGGCTGCGACCATACCGGCGAGGGTCGCATTGAACACTGCCACACGAGCATTGATGACTGCGGCTACGAGTTGTACGTCCATGACTGTTCCTATCGTAGTGGTGGGGTCTCTGTGGGCGAGCTACTTGCAGCCTCCGCCCTTGACGCCCTTCTTGTTCAGCATGTTGATCACCTCCTTACGGCACACGGGCCGGCTTGCCCGGAGCACTCGGAGCGCCCGGGTCAGGTGTGTTGGGGTCTGAGTTCACCGAGTACGGGCCCGGACGCGAGGCTGCGTCAACGCCGCGGACGCGCACGATGTAGGTACCGCCGACGGCGAGGGCGATCATCGCCGTGGGCGTCGTCGGCGAGGCGACAGTCTGCCAGGTAGACCCGCTGTTGGCGGAGATGTCCACCTCGTAGTGGTGCACTGGTGAGCCTGTCGTCGGCGGCGTCCACAGGTAGGTGAAGGTCATGGACGTCGTCTGCGCGAGCGCCGGCGAGGCGATGGTGAGCGCGAGTAGCGCGAGTAGCGTCTTCACTTGTTGCTCCCCGGGCGCGTATAGCCGCCGTGACGCTTGGGCAGCGTCTTGAGGTCGTCTTCGCGCGAGACAGTGTGACCGATAAGGCGCGCGTAGCCGTAGAGGCGAGTGATCAGCTTGGGTGCGTTCTTTTTAGGCGGCATTAGACGGACCTCCACAGGATGATGGTGATGGCGATGAGTGTGAGCACGGCTGCGATGGCGTCGAGCTTGTCGGCGATGGTCGTGTAGCGACGGTCTGCGTGACGGCGTGGGCGGGACCGCCGCTCGTAGGCGGTGGGACGGGAACGATTCCTGCGCGGGTGCGTATCTTACGCATCGGTCACCTCAACAGCTTGAGCGAGGCCTCGAGGTCGCGGCGAGTCTCGACGAGTCTGGGCGACGGGACCAGGCTGTGCGGGGACGATGAGCGCGACATTTCGAGTTCGGCCTGCTCGACGAAACGCTTGGCGAGCTCGATGGTGGCGACGAGAGTGATCAGCTTCATGTGTCCTCCTTCGCGTTTGATAATATGAAAGAGCAGATTCGTTGTCAACTGAAAAGTTTGTGGCGATGTTTGCTAGGCGTTAGTAAACGCGAAAGTCGCCAAAAGGTGCGTGTAAGGCGCGTGACGGGCCGTTTTAGGCGCGAATTGGGCTGTTTGTGCGACCACAGTGGGAGCCGTGATCGGCTTTGATAGTATCAAAGTCCATTTCTACTTATGCTGGACCGAGGGCTTACGCGCGTCGCGCGATTTTGAAAACGATTATTTTTTTCGTGCGTTGCACGTTGCACGATCGACGCGCACGACGCGCGCATTGTGCGTTGCGCGCGTCGTGCGTTGTGCGATGCGTCAATCGCGCGCGATGATCGACACGACGTTTGCGATCGTCGCGTCGTCGCGCGTATATTCGTATCGCACGCGCGCGTCATTGTCGTTGCGCAATTCGATCAACGACGTCGTGCGCGCGTCGTTGCGCGCGATCGCGTTGCGCATACGACGACGCGCGATTTTTTCGTTGACGTTGTGCGCGCGCGCGATTTCGCACAACGTCACGCGATCGTTCGTCATCGCGCGCGCGTTGCGCGAACGTTCGTTGTTCGTCGTGTTCGTCGTGTTCGTGTCGTTCGTCGTGTTCGTGTTTTTCGTGTTCGTCATTTCATCGTCGTTTCGTCGTGTCGCGTTCGCGTTGTGCGTTTGCGACGTATGCACAACACATGCAATCATCATGCGCACAACGTGCAAACGCACGAAAATAATCATAACATGCGACATATCAACAATTTACGCGATTAACAAAATAATTCGTAAACGCGCACGATTTTTGAAACAATGCAATAACGCGCAATCGACGCGCGCAAATCGTGCAACGCACGTCATTTCAAAAATCGTGCGCGTTCACAAATAAATATTTTGAATCACATAACGCGCGATATAACAACGACATACAAAATAAATCATACACAACAACGAAACGCGCATAACGATTGCATATCATGATCACAACGCGCGAACGCAACAACGCAACGCGCACAACGAAACGACGAAAAAATGTTCAACAACAACGAAATCGAAACGATCATCGCGCGCATCGACGAAACGACGAACAACGATATCGTGATCATCGACGTTGCGAATACGACGTTCACGACGCGCGACGATGACACGACGCGCGACGAAATCGACGTGTGCGATATGTTCGCGTTGACGTTGTAATCAACGCGACGCGCGCGCAACGTGAATCGTCGCGCGTTGCGCGCGCACAACAAACGCGACGAACAACGAAACGATGATGCAATGACAATCAACGAAACGATTGACGCAATCAAAAACGCAATCAATGCGTGTAATGATTTCGACGCGACAACGACACGCGCGTTTGATTGCGAACAAACGCAATTGATTATTGACAACGTTGCACGCGATGCAATTATGATAACGATTGTCGTTGCATTGCGTAACAACGTGTCAACGCATTGACAACGTGACAACGCGCGTTTGACAATGTGTCAACGCGCGTTGCACGTTGCACGCACGCAAATTGCACGTTTGACAATTTGTCATCGTGCAAAATGCACGATCGCCGCATTGCAAAATGCACGATCGCTGAACGCGCATCGTGCAAAATGCACGATCGACTGGCCAGTTCTGGCATGTAGGTCCGGCCCATGGTGGCTCAGCCTGGCCAGTCGGTCCAGGGCCGCCGGCCCATGGTACCGCAACCACAGGACCGATCCTGCTGAGTGCTCCTCTGCGGGACAGGCCCGTTTCGGCTCGCCTGTCCTGCGCTCCTCTGCGATTCGCTATGGCGTTTGTACGCGCCCGGGAATTCGCGTCGATCAACAACACGCACAACGCATGTTCCGTTCGCCTTGGACGCCATTGGGCGCACCTGAAACGCCATGCATCGTGCGTCAACGCGCTCATGCGCGCTCGTCTGAGAGCAGCGAGTTATGGTTAGCGAGTTATGGTTAGCGAGTTATGGGTAGTCGATAGATCCGTGCGGCCAGCGGCCCGCCTGGCCAGTCGAGCAATGGCGCGCGGCCCATGGTGCCGCAGCCAGTCCCGAACCGTGATGGCCAGCGAACCGCGTCTAGGTCTGGTGACTACTGGTGACTCTTGTCCTACTCCGCGGCGATCGTGTGATCGTCGCGGGCGGCGGTAGGTTAGTCTTCGAAGTCGACGGTCAGCGGGTCGATAGCTTCGATCAGCGAGTCGATGGCGGAGTCGGAGTGTTCCGATTCGTAGCAATCGAGCCAGTCGCGGACAGCCTGCGTACGGTCAGGGTCCAGGGTGGTCAGCCTCCAGGCGGTGTCGTTGATTTCGTTCGGCGAGTCGGGGTCGGCGTTCAGGCACAGGTACAGCAAGTACTGAGCGATCACGTTGAAGGTAGTGGGTTTCATCATTGCGGTTCCTCCTGAGTCGGTGTTCGTTCGTGTCGTCACGCACGACATGCAAAAATCGTGCGCGTCACAATGGTGGCTCCTTGTTTCCGATGGCGGTTCGGCGTTCCTCGTGGTGGCTCCGCAGGACGGCGGCTCCGTGCAATTTGCATGATGGCTCCATGCTATTTGCACGATGGCCAGTCCACGTCCCGTACTGGCCAGTCCACAGAGCTCGGGCGGCAACCAGACCTGGCCAGTAGGGCCAACGCGCGTGGCCCATGGTACCGATTGCCAGGCCACCGTCCGTGACTGGTGACTACTGGTCACTCCAACCTGACCGACCGCCGGCTAGGCGGTCCTCCGGCGTTGGTTAGCTCAGTGAGTCTCGAGCCAGTCGATGAATTGCGGCTTCATCTCGGCGAGTTGATCGATGGTCAAGGTTTTCATGGTCAGCCTCCGAAAGCCGGGTTGAGGTTTTCGTTGCGGGCAATTTCGATCATGAAGGTTTCGAGAGTGTCGGACAGTTCGTAATGGTTGTTGACGAAATCGGTCAGTCGTTCGACGATGTGGGGTTCGTCGGGCATCGAATCGATTGCGGCGTTTACGAAGCGATCCATGGCCGCATCATCGATTTCACCAGCATCGCACAACAGCCACATGTCGTGCAACGCGGCGATGACGAGGTATTTCGTGAGGTTGTTCATGGTCAGGCCTCCGGAGTGACGATGAGGTAGAGGTTGTCATCGATCGTGTAGGCGCCGGCGAGCGTGAAGGTGCGGCCGTCGGGCAGCATCAGCTTCGCGCGGGGAGCGTCGTGTTTGAATTCGAGCAGGTCGGAGGGAATGTCGTCGTCGGGGCCGGTGAGCGTCGTGTGCATCAGGCACAGGGAGTCGAAGGTGTCGGCGTCGGGCGAGTCAGCGAGAGCGTCGTAAATGTCGTGCATTGCGGTTCCTCCTGAGTTGATGTCGTGTCACGCGAACACGCGACACATGCACGTTTCGTGCCACGGTGTATGGTTTCCTGTTGTCCGCCATGATCCGCCATCGTTTCTCGTGGTGGCTCTCGATTTAGCTGCTTTGTGCAAAATGACGACTGCCTCAGCGCAAAATGACGACTGGCCAGATCGTCTGGGAGACCATCGAGAACAACGTGAGACCATACGACATTGGAACGCTAATTGCATGTCGTGTGTGCGTGCGCAATACGGCGACACGCAAAAACGGAGGAACCACAATGAACAAACGACTCAGAATCGCCGAACAAACGATGGCCCTGTTCGCGCGACACAACCACAACAACGGCCACACGATCGACGATGACCGCGAGTTGCTGGACCAACTCACGGTGTTCGTCAACGAGTGCCTCAACGACGACGCTCCCGACATCCACACAAGGGCCGTCCTCAACCAGTACACAATCCCACATGCGTGCCAACTCAACATCCCACTCGACGATGCCCACATCGAACTCATCCACACCTACCTCGACGACTGGGTGTGCGAATACCACGAGCAATCGCGCACCGACTGACCGACGACTCGCGCCTGGCTTATCAGGCGCTGGTCATCGGCCTGGCTAGTTATGGGTAGTTAATAGCTACCACAGCTGGCCAGCGTATCGCGGGCGCTGGCCCACGGTGCTGGTTACCAGTAGTCACCAGCTTCGCGTGCGCCCGCGGCCCATGGTACCATACTCTGGCGAGTTCTGGTCTCCTGTGGAAACCAACGCGACACGGGCAGTTTGTGTACTGCCCGCATCGCGTGTTGGAGGTTCAGCCGAGCGTTACTCGGCGTTGATCAACGCGGTCAAGGCGTCGCGGTCGGCGACGTTGAAGGTCCAGCGCTGCCGGCTGTCGATCGGCTGCGGGAGCTTCTTGTCGGCGTCCTGATCGTACATGCGGCGGAACCGCGCACGCACGGTCTTGGGATCCTTCTTCAGCTCCCGGGCCAGGGCCGCGAGGGTCACGCGGTTCACGTCGGGCGCGGTCTTCTCCTTCGGCGCCTTCGCCGGCTTCTCCGGCTTGGTCGTCAGAGCGTTGGTCGCGGGCTTCGTCGTCGCGGGCAGGTTGCCCGAACGCGCGGCCTTGCGCGCGGCCTTGATGTCGGCCTTGGTCGCACGCGACGTCGGGTTGTTCATGTTGCTCATCGTTCAGCCTCCGTTGAACAGTTTGTCGTCATGACGCGGGAAATCGCGTCGTTGCACATGACATGCAATCGTCGTTCCATTTCTTATGGTTTCCTATACGTCGTTTAAATACCTTTTGGTAGTCTGGCGGTGTGCAAAATGACAAGACTCAGTGTGCAAAATGTCACAGCCCAGACATTGCGCATAAAGCGACCCAAATGGCAGTAGTCATGGTCTGGTAACTACTGGTGACCAGACGGGCTTGCGTCAAATTGCACGGAGCCATGCGTGATATTGCACGACAGGCGGAAACGATAGCGGATCAGGTGAAACAACGGTAGACCATACGGATTGGAACGTCGATTGCATGTTATGTGCAACACGAACCCGATGGAGGTGAATACAATGTCAAACCTTCCCTTGATTAACCTGACGCCGACGACGACCAAGATGATGGCTGAATACCACGCGAACTCCGGCTCTCCGGAAACCGAGATCCTGTGGCTGCGCGTTGCGCTGGTACTTCTCGCTACGTCCGCCTACAACGACGGACATTACCGCGAGGAAGATCTGCGCAGTGTTCTCGAATTGGCGTTTGACAACGACGCCGGCAACGTTCGTGCCCGTGCCTACGAACTGCTGAAAGGATGCTGAACATGAACCGCACGATGACTCTCCGAGACATGCTCACTGAGCTGAAAGCAACGTGCATCGGCATCGTCGATGACGGGGACCCCATCCCCGGCATGCGACGGCCTGTGCGGCTGATCTGCGACAAGCTGGAACGCACCAAGGTCGCCGAGGTAACCGACATGCACCTCATCCCGACGCCGGCCGCGTTGGAGCCCTTCATCAAGCCGCGCCTCACGTTCCGGGAAGTGCTCGACCTGCTCGAAGTACTCCGGGTGTGCGTGTAGCACCACCGCCTTCGGGCGGTATCAGTAGACTGGTTACCAGTAGGAACTAGATCTGGCCAGTCGCGGCCACCCACGTAGCCCATGGTGCCACATTTCTAGGTGTGACATTTTGCACACCCGCGTGTGTCATTTTGCGCAACGCTCAGAACCTGGAGATACCATAGCACGCAATTCGGAACCATAAGAAATGGAACGATTTGTGCATGTCATGTGTGACGCACAACGCTAAGGAGGTGAACAAAAATGCAGTACCTGACACACGATAACCTCCAGCTGAGGGAAGGCGACGAACAAGCAATCGAAGTCATCTCTCTCGGCTGGAAGATCCCGTCGAACGCGGAGAGCCGAAGCATCAACGAGTATCGCATCGGCGACCATCGTTTTCGCGAGAACCTCGCAGCACGTTCCTGGATCATCGTAGTCGACGAATTCGCCGACGCTCCGGTTTACCCGCCGGAGTTGGCGATGGCGAACACGCGGATCACTTGCTGCATCCGCGCGATCACGATGCTCCGCGGTGTGGACAACGAATACGCAAGGGAGGTGGTCGCCTCGGCGAAAGCTGAGTTGGACGACTACAACAAACTCGTCCAGAACAGCTAGGAGAAGCTGATGGGGATCATTCTAGCCGCGTTGGTCGCTCTGATCATTCGCGGCGCATTCAAGGAAACGAGGTTCAAATGAGCACCCGACTGAGTCGGATCAAGGTACATCTCGATCGGGCCGTCAACGCCTTCGAGGTGTACAGGAACCGCTGCGATGCGCAGTCGAAGCAGACCGCCGAGGCACTCATGCGCACGACCCTGGTCATGATGGCGAACTACGATCACGACCAGGGAGACATCGACGACCACGAACACGAGCAGCGCCTCCTGTTCATCCACTCGGCGGATGTTCGGGCGCTCAGAAATGAGCTGCTGTCATGATCGTCCGCATCGGAGGCGTCGATGTGCGACTGGACGGCTACGTCCACATCGACGAACAGATCCCTCACCACAAACACCCGACTGACCCTAGCTGTATCATCCTAGACGAGAAGTGTCCGTTGGACATCTACTGGGAAGATGGAGACGTCTGGGTCGAGAGGAACGACTGATGAACACCTACACATACACCCAGGTCATGGACGCTTGCCGTAACTACGGCATGTCGCCCGACGACCGACTCTCTTTCGAGTTCTTCCTCCGCTTCCCTCACACTCCGGAGGAAGTCACGAAGCACCCGCAGTGGAACCTCAAGCAGTACATGGCCCTCCGCAGACAGGGATTCGACGATGAAGCGATCGTCGCGTTCTGGGAGAGGACGGCGTCATGAAGTGGACCACCGAGAAGCCGACGCGCGAGGGCTGGTACTTCGTGCGATTCCCCAACGCCATACCCGAAGTCGTCTACCTCAACGTCGGCGACGAGCCAGACGAAATCTACTGGAACGACGGAGACTCTCCCAACGACAACCCCGACGGTACTCAGTACGCCGGCCCGATCCCTAAACCCGAGGAAGACCGACATGAAATGGACAACTGACAAGCCAACGAAGCCAGGATACTACCGTCGAGTCAGCTTGAAGGCAGACATCAACGACTGCCTCGAGTTCGACGGCGAGGATTGGCTGCTCAAGGACGGGCAGTACTCGACGGACCCCATCGAGAATGACCCAGACGACATGCAGTACGCCGGCCCGATGCCGGAGCCGTCCAACAACTTCGACGTCCACGACTACATCGACCACGAGATGACCAAGGCGGAGTTGAGCGCCAAAACCTTCGTCGTGATCTACCACCTCGGGTACTCGGTGTACTGCGAAGCGCTCCGACAAGGCGCTCACTGGCCGCACCATCGCTGATCCCTCCGACCACAGGAGCCCTCGACGGGCTCTATCACCTGTCTGGTCACCAGTAGTTGCTCCTTGTGGCTACTCCTGGCGGCGGCCAATGGCGGCTAATACGGCCGGTCGGGGCCGCAAATCAGGGCCCATGGCGCCATTTTTGGCCGCCCGAGCAGGGCCCATGGTGCTATTTTTGACCACAGGAATACCGACGCACTAAGGGTGCTTCTGTGGAAATCGTTTCTTTGTGCCTAAGTCGCCAAGTCAGAATGTCGTGACCTAGATTTGTCTCTTATGAGCGAAATCGCAAATAGCGCTCAAGAACGTGAACTAGGGTACGACTTTCTGTGTTATGATGCCTTTAGCATACCCTAGAATCCGTACTTTCGACCTAAGTATGCTGTTCTCACGCGAGTTTTCCTCCAGAAAAGTGACTTTCTGCCTATGGTACCGATCGGCTCAAGGGCTCTTGGACCCGTTTTGGCACCAAAACCGCCGCCCTCCTGGCGGCCGCGCAAGCAAAGCTGAGGCTCCGGACCTATGTCTTCTTGCCAAAACTTGACCCTTTTTAGAAGGTTTTTCTCATTATACGTTTTATATATGTCTCTTATGTATAATATATATATATATCATATACTTATAATAAAACTATTTTATGTCTATTATGTGTCTATGTTTATCATAAGAGACAAAGTTACATAAGGGACATAAAATCATATATCAAATAAGTTTTATAAGTTGTTGTGCGACAATGACATACACATAAGAGACATAAATGTATGTATAATAACAGACATTTGATGTTTCGAGCGCTATTTTTCACACAACTAGTAAAATCTCTCCAAAGAACCAACGCAATAACAGTTGAAATCGGCGTCCTTCTCGTATTACAATAGGACGTCGCACGCAGTTTCGCACCAACAATCAAAAGCGAGGTCCTCCTGTGGCATCCTACGAGGCTGTCTTCGACGACATCGAGAACAAGTTCGTAATCCGTATAACTTTCACCTACCAGGAGCTCAACGAGCTACCTTCCCTCGATCATTTCTCCTCTGAGCAGTTTTGCGAACATCTCCTCATGACTGTGGCCGGGGGTCCGCGCCCCTTTCTCGTCACCCCGCACCCGATCTTTCACCTTCTCACTCATCTCGTCGCCCTAGCCCTTGGCGCTTTCATCCACGCACTCGTACACGCTCACTAGTCCACAAATTTGGCGGTTTACATGCAGACTCCGTCGTGATATGATTCTTGCGTCATCACACGACACGCACGCGACGTAACAAACAGGACGAGGCGACATGCACGAACCGAACTACGACACAGAGGGGTTCTATCCCCTAACAACGTCGGACTTCGTCTCTCAAACAGGCGCGACGTTTCCGCCTATCCTGACGTACCCGGAGATCCTCACAGCAGTTACGCACGGCACGCGCCTCGAGATCGACGGCGGACTCGAGGCCTGGCTCTACAACGACGCGGTCGCAATCG